ACCAGGGAAAGCAGCGAAGTGCGGACCCAGCTTCAGGGTGCCATCATCGCGGTACTTGAAGAGCGTCTTGCGGTCAAGCCCCAGGAGCTCTTCTGCTTTTTGAACGGATACCCATCCGTTAGCGGTGGTCATGGCGTAGAGAAACGCTTGCCTTAGTACAGTATCCGATGTCAAGAGGGTGTCAACAGCCTTAAGGAAAGTTTTATCTCTTTGTCTTACCTGGGAAATTGTGTAGGGAAATTAGAATAAATTAACGGCAATTAAATAGCATGTTTTGCAACGAGCACGAGCCCCTCGCCTTGCTAGTTGAATTAACACCAAAACTTGCGAAAAAGAAATTCAGAGAAAGTATATACGAAGCATGGAATCACAAATGCGGTTATTGCGGAGACAAAGCAACAAGCCTGGATCACATCGTTCCACGTTTCAAGTCGGGTTCTTCTAATCGACACAACCTTGTTCCTTGCTGTCGGCGTTGTAACGCCCATAAAGGATCAGAGGAAATGAGGAGTTGGTTTCAGAAGCAAGATTTCTTTTCTACTGAAAACCTTGGTAAGATTGAAGCCTGGGTCCAACAAGAATCAGTCTTTATTTTTGGTGAGTGCTAATGGGCGTATTTGCTGATTACGTTAATACCTACGGAGATATTAAAAATGCTTTGAATAGCGCAGAGCGTGCCAATGGTTTGTATGTAGATAACAATCCAGACTTGGCAGCGGAATGGGAATCAAATAAAAATAAGAAGAAATTTTTAGAACAATATCCAACCAAGGGTTCTTACGGTGCTTGGCATTACGATAATTTTGGTCGCAACGAAGGCCGTGAGATGTTTTACCACACGTTGGTAAGAGATCCTGGTATTGGAACTGTTTTTTGGGATCGTTATGTTGATAACAATGGAGATGTAAATAAAGCCTGGAGAAATGCTGGTCAACCAGATAAATCAACTTTTGGACAACAGTATTGGAATAGAACGGGACGCGCTAGGGGTGATATGGTTCCAACCAGGGTTAGAGGCCCTGAGGGCTGGGGCCAAGCACACTGGCAAACATATGGCGTCAATGAAGATCGTATCCTTAGTGGTGCAAAGTTTGGTCTTGATTCTCAAGGAAAAGTTTATGTAGCCAACCCAGGATCCATAGGTGCAGCGGCTAGAAGAAGATATGACGACGTTGTTAATACAATCAATAATGCAAAAGAAGGCACATATAAAAGTGTGATGGAAAGCCTAGGCAATCGCCTAGGTGATGTTGGATTAAGAGATTTAGTTGATAGCAACGGCATTGATACGTTAGCCGCGTCTTACCAGAGACGAATTACGCCCTGGGATTCCAGTAAAGCAGCTCAACCTCCAACGGGTGGCTTTGATGCAGGTTATTACAGGAACAATACCCCTGGAGGATCACAAGCAGAAGCTCAGTGGGATGCTGCTCAGGAAGCTGTCAATGTTGGTGGAGAAAGAATACCTGATCTTGATGTTGTAGGACGCTACAACTTTGATAGCTATCTCCACTGGCACTACACCACACAAGGCAAGGCTGCTGGGTACCGAGGTAACGAAGCGTCTCTTGCTGAGTTGCCTGAGTATTACGAAGAAGCAATGACCGATGCTGAATACCAGCAGTATCGGGACAAAGTTCTTGGGATAGAAGGGGAAACAATTTTAAGCAAGAGTGTTGGCACAGAACTTTCTGCAAAAGAGAAGCAGGTACAGCAGCAGTTTGGTTCGTTAACAAATGATTCGCTCAAAAAAGCAGCAGATGAATTAGTAAAAGCGAAAGCACGAGAAAGAGACTTTGAGTTTTATAAAGGACTCGAAGGGTTTAATGAGGTGATGACCATCAATGAAACCATTACCAACTCATTGCTTGGTGATAGCGGCATTGGTGGCATCCTTGGCTTCGTTACCAATCCTGAGAAAGCAAGAGAGAGCCTAGAAGAAAGCTTGTCAAAAGCTACGGGCATTCCGACTTTTAATGGTGTCACCTACAACTGGCAAAAGTGGTTTGATGAGCAGCTTGCTGGTAACTACCAAAAAGGAATTACAGTACCAGATCCAGTTGATCCAACAAAAACCTATACATTAACTGGTGATTTTGCTAAGCGGTACATTGATGAATACCTGAAGCCGCGCTTTGATAACTCCAAGTCAATGAGCGAGTTTATTAGTACGATTGAGCTTCAGCAGCAAGACAAGAATATCTTTGATGTTCAAAGTGCTTTGGTTAAGTTAAAAGATATTGCAGCGCTACGAGCAGAGGCTTATTTGGATGGTGTATATAACACTGCACCTCTTAACTTTAATGCAGATTTTTACATGAATCCAACCGGTAACTTTACGCCGGATGACCCAAAAGTTGCTAAGTATCAAGAACAGTCAAATCAGATCAACAGTGACTGGGAAACAGCAAGACGGAATGGAGAATCCAAAGTACCAGGTACTGATTGGACTTGGAACCAGTGGGCATACCATTACGGTTTAGATCTGAACGATAAAAATCAATTTGCCAAACTCCATTACCAAGTCGTTGGTGCAGGCAAAGGGTTTGATCCTGCTCGCGATGTGATTACCCTCAAAGATGCAACTGATTATATCAACACAAAAATTCTTCCCGAAATCGCATCAAAAGACATTGATCTTGCTGATGTTAACTTCTTGAAGTTTGTTACTCCAGAAGAATTTGCCGACAGTGTTATTGAAGGTGTTAGCCCTGAAACTAACAAAGAAGAATGGGACAAAATGCTAGGAACCCTTGGTATTGCAGGCAAGGGCATGGGTGTTGATGATGTCAAACAATATATCGCAGATCAATTTAGAACCAACAATGCAGTTAACGTACGTGAAGCTATTAAATACCTTAACGAAAAAGGAGTTACACCAACTCAGAAAAAGATTGGCGTCGAGTACATTCAGCGTCCTGAAGACGCAAAAACTACAACGTCACCGTATGCCACCAGTCTTTACAAGGTTTTTAAAAATGCTGGGTATCAAGGAAGCGAAGATGATTTTTACGGCAAGTTCATGACCGATGTCAGTAAAGAAGAAATGCAGTTGATGGAACAGGGCGCTTCCGATAAAGGTCTGCAGCTTGGCGGTGCTTACGCAGGTCTAACCAGTAGCGATCCATTTACTGCCCTTGGTTCCGTCAGCAGCCTCTTTGGTTCCACAGAAACAGGAACTGAGAAAGAGAAAGCAACATCCAGTTATTTTAAACTGTTAGATGACGAAGAAAAAGAAGATTACAAATCCAAGTCCGGTGAACGGATTCTTGGTGAGTTTACTTCCCTCTTTAAAGGGTTTACTTGATGTCTGATAAACACCGTAAGGCTGCAGGCGCAGCCAAGATTGCCAAAGATAAGATGGCTTGCAACAAGCCACAGAAGACCCCTGGTCATCCCACCAAGAGTCATGTGGTGAAGGCTTGTGAGGGCGGAGAAGAGAAGATCATCCGCTTTGGTCAGCAAGGAGTAGAAGGCGCTGGTAAACACCCAAAGACGGAAAAGGATAAGGCCCGTAAGCGTTCGTACTATGCGCGACATAACGCTCAAGATCCCAACCCTGACAAGATGTCAGCAAGATATTGGTCACATAAGGTCAAATGGTGATTTTCTCGCTAAGCTGCGTGAGCTGATTCCTTACCAGCATGGCAAAACCCAAGTCAACCACAATCCGTCTTGAGTCCAAACCGAAGCGCACGAGACAAGGCCAGGGGCGTAATTCTTTGCCTAGTCATGGCCGTAAACTACGTCGCGGTCAGGGTAAATAATTTGTGTATGATTGGAGGTAATAATAGTTACCTCCATGTCGGATCTTTCGCGTGCGATTAATCTAATTCGTAAACACGAAGGGTTTAACGAGAAGGCGTACTCAGATCCGGTCACAGGAGAAGAGCCCTATACCATCGGGTTTGGAACTCAGTTCTACCCCGATGGTTCTCCTGTTAAACGTGGTCAATGCTGCAGTAAAGAAAAAGCACTGGAGTATTTATTCCACGAAGCTTCTGTCATTGACACCCAGCTGATCAAGCTGAACCTGGGACTTGATGACAGCATGCGTCAGGCCCTTATCTCCTTCATCCACTCCATCGGATGGGAGCCATTCCTGTACAGTAATGTAATCGATTGCATTGAACGGGAAGATTTCTGTGAAGCCACCAAGGAGATGGGGCAGTGGATCTTTGATCAAAACCATTCCGTCGTCGGCACCCTTGTTGATCGCCGCCGGGAGGAAATTGCTTTGTTCCTTGCTGAAGTAGACGCCAATCCCTGGTCCTCCACAGAGATCTTGCTTGCTGCCTTCCGTAATTACACCGCTGCTCCCCACCAGGTGAGGGCAATCAGGTCCTTGGAAGAACACATCAACCCTTACGTCCTGTCTAAGTTTGCCAACGACTTTGATATTGACGAGGATCCATGGTGCACCTTTGCGTCAGAGGAGCTCGATCTGCTGTTTAATAGCTAGCATTAGAATAATTGCTAGGAATTAATGCAGAGTGGCATGGAGCGTTCGGTAGAACCACGGGAGTTTGAACTACCTTTGGAGCTGCAATTTGCAATGCGCAAGGCCGAGCTCCAGGCCCAAGAGATGACATGGGATGAGCTGTATGCCGCTCTTTTGAATCTCTATCACCAACGCCTGATGGAATGGCATGCCATCAAGGACATCATGGCTGGTGAGAACATTGATATTGATGTGGACTGGCCCACGGATCTAGAGCTGGCAGAACTCGCCGCCGCTTGTGTGTACAGCGACGACGAGGACGAGGAAGACGACGATCTTCAGCCGTTCTGAATTTCGTCAATCTGCACTAAACGGTCCAGATACCACTGGGCCTTTTTTAGTGAAGTTGTTCCGCCTTTGATGCGTTCACGCCAAAGATATTTGACGCAATTGCCTTTCAGGTAACCACGGTACTCCTCTGGAGTCAACTGAGCTTCAATGGCTTCAATACACTCAATCACACCATCGGTATAGTGCGACGGATGATTGACCTCATCTTCCTGGATCACAGGAGGACCATCAAACGTAAAGACAGGATTCTCTAAAGGTTTGGTGGCCCAGGGCACTGGGCACACACCATCCTTACATTCACCGAATGAAAGTACGTCAGGAGCTTCAGTACTTACCGGCGCAAACCAAGTCTTTTCGCTGACAGCATCTTCTCCTTCTCGTCCGGCTCTTCCAGTTCCAAAACTAAAGAGCGGGGCTTCGGTGATGCTCCCATTGCTAGTCCCTCCTCCATTGAGGGAATCAATCCCGTTACTCCGGGACGCTTCATCCCCTCCAAGAATAACGGATTCCTTTCCAGACCTTGTTCGCATGCAACTAAACCTCTGTTGTACATGTCATACAAGGGTACATCATTTTCTTCGTTATCGAGAGGTTGACCGAAGTCACCTTCATCAAGACAACGACACATAACCTCGTCTTGTACAAACGCATCGAGGAAGGCGGCCGCGTTATGCATTGTATTTAAGCTTTTGATTCACTCCTTTTACAATGATACTATGGCAAGATTCTATAACCCACGAGAAGGAGAGGAACGTCGTCCAGTTGAGATTGGATACGACCCCACTTCCGATGCTGGTACATCAGGCGCAGAAGTTTCAGACCTACGGCCAGAGCAAGCGTATGACACTGATTTGCGTCGCTTGCCGCAAGATGAACGCTTCCAAGCAGAGTCGTTAAACGATAATCAAGGACGTGTTGCCAAATTTATGCGGGCAGCAAAGTCCGCTGGTGCGTACAAGCTGCGTGCTGGTATTGATGAGCCAATGATTCGTGGCAGAACCCCCAGGGTTCCGGCTTCGATTCAAGGTGTGGCGCTACCAACGACCGGTGATTCGGGTGGACGATCCGGCGCTGTTGGGTACGCAGATAAGCCCAAGCCAAGGTCTGGTCGGGCTTACAACTGGCTCGATGCGTTCTCTTGATCAGACTTGAGAAAAAACGACACGATCTGGTTGGTCTTGATACTTACCCTTGCGATCTTGGTAAGTTACATGACAGGGGTTGCCCCGATAGAAAAGCAACTGTGTGATGCCTTCGTTAGCATAAATGCGATTGAAGAGGCCAGTGCAGTTACTGATTTCAAGTGTTAGGTAACCTTCCCACCCACTTTCAGCGGGGGTGATGTTCACCAGGATGCCAGAGCGTGCATAGGTGGATTTACCGACAGCAACGACGGTCACATCACGGGGAAGCTTGAGACGCTCCTGGGCCACACCAAGACAGTATCCGTATGGAGGCAACAGGAAGTATTGACCGCGCTCATCTTCCAAAAGCTCGGAAGGTTTCAGGATCTCAGGATCAAAGTTCTTTGGATCGCAATCACCTTCTGAAATGCGACCAAAGATGAGACACTGCTCAGGGGAAAGACGGATGTCATATCCATAAGAGCTCAAGCCATAACTGAGAAGCTTGCGACCATCTTCCTTGCTGACCAGATGGTCAACAAAGGGAGCAATCATTTCTTCTTCTTCTGCAAGCTGCTTGATTTCCCAATCGGCCAGAACGCTCATGGACCCTGTCATTCGATTTTTAGTATACAGAAATCACGAGAGAATATGCCCGCGTTCCGAATAAACATCAATGAAACGTTCGACTGCCACATCAGATGAATCTGTGGGCGGAAGATAGACAACTAGAGAAGTGCACGTCCGATGCGGCTTAATTCCTTGACTGTTATGACGCAACAGGCTAGGAGCAACCCTCAGGATGCATAAAGGAAAACTAAAAATCTTGGGCTCATACCGTATCATGTCCGGACAATTGGTAAAGTAAATGGCTTGCTTGATTTCCTTCGCAAGCCAAGACCGATACAGCTTTCTGAACCAGACGGCGTGAGAGGACGTAAGTGATGGAGAGGATGCCCGTGTCATCTTCCATCGTTCGTTCTTAATGTCCCAGAAGTATGCTCCCGCTGGTGGGAACAAATAAACATTCCCGTACCACTGCTGTCCGTTCAACCCATCGTCCGATGGTGTAAAGAAAGCAGGGGCCTGGACGTATTCATTGGCAACCTTGCTGCTGGCAACATCGAGTTCGATGCCACCCATCACTTCGTTGGCAGCAACGATCAGATCTGAGTTAGTAATCAACTCAGCATCTTCTGATCTTGATTTAACACCACGGACCCCAGCTTCTTTCATTTCTCCGATGTTTTGTTGTAATCAATCTCGCAATAGCGGATGCCATCTTTGTCATTAATGACGTAACCGGCTTTTTCCGTTGGATCAATCTTCTGTGCAGCCGAGAGGATGCGACGGAAAGTCTCTGCCATGTCGCCATCGTTGCTCCGTTCACAATCTTCTTGGGCCGAGTGAATTTCTTTGAGAGTCCAGAAGAACATAGAACGCTCCTTGTTTTCTGGTTGGAAGACCATCACTCCAGGTCCTTCCAGTTCCCACATCTTGCAATACTGTTGTCCCATGTCACCAAGGATGAGCTTGATGGTGGCATCCAGCATCCGTGCCTTGGTTTGGTCCAGCTCTGGACCAATGACAGAAGCAATTAACTTTTCACGCCTGCTTACCATTTTCAATCAGTCCTTGACGATGTAGGGATTCTAGAAGCTTTTCGGTCGGTTGATACAAGACAACAAGTTTGCCAAGGACGCCACGTTTTTTGACAAGTTTGCCGTTCTCGTCACGAACCTTGTCAAATTCACCGGAACGAATGAGGTACTCAGCAACGCAACGCAACCTTCTTTTGAGCGGCAACTCGGCTTGCGGAAACTTGCCGCAGATCGTATCAGGTGCTAGATCCTGGAACGCAAGACGCAATCGATTGGCAAGGGTCATGCCAGAGTTGGCGTCTTCTTCTTCATAGTTTTTCAGGTTCTCCAGGTACCGCCTGAGGCATCCGTCGTCGAATGACCCCTCTGGTGGCATGAACATTTCGACTTGCCGGATGAGAGATTCCGGAAGGAGTTGCTCGTGATTCTCAATGGTTACGGAGGAGATATCAACTCCACGGAATCGATGGGCCATTATTCAAGAAAGCCCCTGTCTGTCTTGTACATCTTGGTTGCACTGTCGCCTTTACCTCTTAGATCTCCTGATTCCAGGTCCCTGTTCTTGGAGAAGGATTGCACCAGTTGGTTCCAAGGCACGCGAAGGACAGCTTTACGGTTGGGATCAGGAGAGACATTGACGAAATGGATGCCTTCTGTCCATCCTTTATTTGGATCACGCCGACCGATGGCAATCCAATTACGGATGGTCTGATCGGAGACTCCCAATCGTTTTCCGCATTCTTCTGTCGAGATGTACTCATCGGCATAAGCCTCTGGATTCAACACATCAATTTCACCGGTTGAATAACGGCTGTGCCACATGGAACTAAGGACGTTCTTGATTCCTTTTAGTTCAAACGCAATATCTTCCAGGCTTTTGCGCAGACCGTATTTCATAGCGGCAAACATTTTGGTTAGATGCTAGTGTATGGGCAAATCTTTTGCACCACGATGGAAGAACAAATTCCTTCCAGTACTCCTACTCAGTCGGCTGAAAAGCCTCAAATGCCGCCTGCACTTCAGGGAATTACTCCTGAGATGCTGGAAGCCATGAAGGCTCGTGCACGGGAAGAAGCCGTTCGGATGACGATTCTGCAGCAGCAAAAGCAAGTGGCTCCTCCAGAGGAAGTCCCCGTGGCACCACGTCCGTCGATTCCCGTATTTCAGCCGCCACAACCGCAAGTTGTTTATGTGCGCCGCAACCTAACCGTTGCCGAACTCATTGTTGTCTTTGCGATTGCTTGCGGCCTAGTCACAGGTGTTCAGGCAGCCTGGAACTTTACGACTAACCACTTACCGCGCATTGAAATCAAGGCTCGTTAAGTGGGTAGACACACTGCGACTATAATTCATTTTATGGGGTTTTTGTGATTTAATAGGTGGCCAACAGGCGTATATCCGAGCTACAAGAACTTGCCGGCATCCAGTTAGCGGATGGAGATCTGCTGACAGTTGTGGATGTCGGTGAGGTCGACCCTGCGATTAAGAATAAGAAGCTAACAATATCTGGCACCAAGGCATACCTTAATATCTATTACTTACCGCGCACTGGCGGCACTGTCAGTGGTTCGGTTCTTATTGAAGACAACCTGACGGTTCAAGACCAGGCCACGATCTCTGGTCTGAATGTTAGCAATACAACAAATATCGGAACCCTTTACGTTTCTGGTACAACAAACGTTACCGGTACGTTCAGTGGTACGACCATTACCGGTACCAACGTCAACGCAACAAACGTAACTGCAAACACATTAAGTACTAATAGTTTTTCTGTGACCACCCTGACGGGTGTATCCGGTACTTTTACAACGATTGTTTCTGGTGCCACCGTTACTGGTAATACAGGTAACTTTGGAAACCTGGCTGCGGTTTCTGGTGTATTCAGTAACTACCTAAGAGGTGGTACTGTTACCGGCGACTTTGGTGCCTTTGGTACTGCAACCGGTATCACCGGTATTTATACGACGTTACTGTCCGGAGCCACGGTTACTGGTACGACAGCTAACTTCACGACGGGTAACTTCCAGGTCCTGAACGCTGGATCTCACATCATCACTGGTAACTCGACCATCAGTGGTGATCTGATTGTTCGTGGTTCTGGTTTCTTTAGTTCTGGTGTACAAATCACTGGTACTGTCAGTGGTACCACCATCACTGGTACCAACGCACAGTTCACAAACGTCACTGGCGTTAATATCATCGGCACGACCCAAGTCTCTGGTGCGACTATCACTGGTGGCCTTGGTCAATTCGGAACACTAACTGGTAACTCTGCAGGGTTTACAACGGTTACTGGCACTACCGTCACAGGTAATACCGGTAATTTCACAACGCTAAATGCAATTACTGCATTCTTTACAACTGGCATTGTTCGAGAGAACATTACAGTCACTGGTACCGCTACGGTCAACAGCGATCTTTTAGTCCGTGGTTCAGGACTCTTTAGTTCTGGTATTAACGTCACGGGTCGTGTTAGTGGCATCACCATCACCGGTGCAGGTGGTGGTTTTACAACTCTTACGGGTACTACTGTTACCGGCTCTGTTGCCAACTTTGTTAGTGGCGTTTTTACGACCCAGGTTTCTGGTCTAAATGTAACCGGTGAATACGGACGTTTCCTGAGCTTAGAAGGGAGCGTTATTACTGGCGGTACCGTCATTGGTACGACCACTGTTTCTGGTATTTCCATCCAGGGCAACAATGGTTTCTTTGGTACCGTCACCGGAAACACTGCTGGTTTCACAACTGTCACCGGAACAACCATTACCGGTACTACTGCCAACTTTGTTAGCGGCGTCTTTACAACCCAGGTTTCTGGTCAGACTGTTACTGGTGGAACAGCACGTTTCACAAGCGGTATCTTTGGCACCCTTGTTGCTGCTTCTCATACCGTCACTGGTGATCTTGTTGTCTCCGGCAACCTACGAGTCGAAGGCTCTGGTTACTTCAGCTCTGGTGTTCAAATAACTGGGACTTTAAGCGGCACCACGATTACAGGTACGACGCTTCAGGCAACCAATATCACTGGTGTATCAGGCGTCTTTACCTCTCAAATCTCTGGTGCCACTGTTACTGGAAACTTAGCTCAATTCACAGCACTAACTGGAGGGACGGCTGGATTCACCACGGTTACTGGAACAACAGTAACAGGTACAGCTGCCAATTTTGTTGGTGGTAACTTTACAACTAGCATCACAGGCACTACCGTCACCGGTACAACGGCTAACTTCGTAAGCGGTGTTTATACAACACAAATTTCTGGTGCCTTAATCACTGGCAATGCAGTACAAGCAACAGCAATAACCGGTGTCAATGGCGTATTTACAACCCAGGTTTCTGGTGCAGTTGTAACGGGTGACGCGGGTCGATTTAGTAGTATCACTGGAATCTCTGGTGTATTTACCAGCAACCTTTCCGGTACCACAATTACTGGTAATACGGTTTTAGGAAGCAACATCACGGGGATCAGTGGTGTATTTACTACTTCGTTAAGTGGTACAACGATTACCGGAAACACCGGTCAGTTTGGGACATTAACGGGGAATACCGCAGGATTTACTACTGTCACAGGAACAACGATTACCGGTACGACTGCAAACTTTGTCACTCTCTCCGGTTCTTCCATTACCGGACAGACAGCAAACGTTACTCAAATCACTGGAGTTAGCGGAGTCTTCACGGCTCAGATCTCTGGTGCAACCATCACAGGCGATACGGTTCGAGCAACGACTGGTATTTTTGTTACTAACTCTGGCGATACGTTTATTGCGGGTGGTGCAACATTTGTTACCGGCTCTGGTGATGTTCGCCCCAGGGGTTTATTCTCTTTCCCAACCACAGTTGGTACTGCGGGATTCGTTCTGCAAACCAATGGAAATGGTACAACATCTTGGGTTGTTCAGAGTGGTGGTGGTGGAAGTGCAATCACTACCATCATGCAAAGCAAGATTGTGATTGACGTAAACTTTGGTCTTACTGCTGGATATAATGGATTGAGTCAAGGACCAGTTGAAATTCAAACTGGCTTCACGGTAGACGTTCCAAGTGGGTCACTTTGGAACATACTTGAGTAGAATTAAAGTAAATTAAAACGTAAGAAGACCAGGAAAATCGAATGGCTTACGGGACTTTAAAAGTTGATAATTTAACTTATACGTCAGGTGGCTCTGATGCTACAACTACCGTTAGCGGGCTGCTTGGCATTGCAGCAGGTAACTTCAATAATATTACGGCAACTGGAACCATATCTGGAGCGACCATTACCGGTAATACAGCTCAATTCAATACAGTTACAGGTAACACAAGTCAATTCACGACGATTACAGCAGTTACCGGTATTTTTACCACAACTCTTAGCGGTGCCACTGTTCTTGGTCCAACTCATACTGGATCTGTCGCTAATTTTAATAGTGCAAATTTTACAAGCACAGTAACGGGAACAACATTTAGCGGTACAACTATTAATGCAGTCAGCGCTAATTTTACGACCAGCATAACTGGAGTTACTGTTACAGGTATCACTGCTAACTTTAGTTCTGGCAACTTTACTACACAAGTTTCTGGTGCTACGACTCGTGATAGTAAAGGTGATGTCAGAAGCATTCCAGCAAACGCTCAGTCAACCAGTTATACCCTTGTTATTGGAGACGCCGGAAGGCATATTTCTACAACTGCAGGCGTTACAGTTCCAGCTTCTGTATTCTCTACTGGAGATGCAATAAGTATCTACAATAATTCCGCTTCAAGCATTACCATTACACAAGGTGCAAGCGTTACCCTAAGACAAGGGGGTACTGCAAATACAGGAAACAGAACACTTTTATTGAGAGGAGTTGCTACAATACTTTGCGTAGCATCTAATGAATTTGTAATCAACGGAAATATTTCTTAAGAAACAAATGTCTATTCTTCAGCTATTTCTTGCAGGCACTCTTGGAAAAATATCGGGATCTGGGGGGAACTCAACCCTTACCCCTGGTGATGGTTATACATACCATGTCTATACATCACCTGGACCATTTACCGTTCTTTCTGGTCGAGGAGATGTAGAGCTATTATCCATTGGCGGCGGTGGCGGCGGCGGTGGACAAGATGGTCCTGCAGGAGGAGGCGGCGGAGGCGGCGGAGGAGCCGGATATTTAGTTGTACCAGTTTCTCCAAGCACATCTTTATCAGTCACTATTGGTGGTGGAGGTACTGGTGGTACTGGTTCTGCTGTAGGTACAGGAGGTGGGGCAGGGGGTACCAACGGTGGTGGTCCAGGAGGCAATGCCGGTCCAAGCGGGTCATCTGGCGGTGGCGGTGGCGGTGGCGGTTGGACAACTATTCAAAGTGGTGGCGATAATTGGGTAGTTGGTGGCGGTGGTGCTGGTGGCGGTGGATCTAACGAAGGACCTGCAAATGAAACAATTGCTAGAGGTGGTGGTTCTCCTGCTAATAGTTATCGCCCCAATTCAAGCACTGGAGATGCGGGTTCTCCATATCCCGGAGATGGAGGTGGTTATGGAGGATGTGGTGGCGGTGTGAATAGTGTAAATGCCTCGTCTGGTGGGGGCAGCGGCGGACAAAGTGGTTTTGGAGGTTCTAATTACTTTTATCCCGTTGTTGGGGGCAGTGGTGCAACTTATGCAGGAGGTGATGGGGCAATTCAGGGACAGAGTCCAGATCGGGCGGGTGGTTCAAGATGTCCTGGATTCTTCCCGACCAATCCTGGTTGGTCAGCTGTAATTCCAGCAACAGCAGGAAACGGAGGCGATGGACAACCTGGTCCTTCTCCATCTGGATCAGGTGCGTCAGGTAATTCTGGAGTAGCAGTGATCCGTTACCCCGTTTAAATCTTAATTTATCTGCTATGATCTGCTTATCTTAAACCTTTAAGAATGGCGTTTCAAAGCGTTTGGTATTACACAGATATACCCGAAAATATTGTAGAAATTTTAGAAAAAGATTTAATAAAGTCTTTTGAGTCGAAAATGGAAGATTCAAAACTGACTGGAGATATTTTAAATAAAGAGATAAGAAATTCTGAGAATACATGGATACCTTCTCACCATTGGATAGGTGGTTTTATTTGGCACTATGTACAAAGAGCAAATAGAGAAAATTTTTTATATGATCTTCATTGCATAGACAACGAATCTTTGCAATATACAAAATATAAAGAAGGACAATTTTACGGGTGGCATAATGATTCAGGCTTAGCAGGTTCATATAAACCTGTATCAGTAGGTAACCGAACAGAAGGATTAGCGCAAGATTTTTTCAATCAAAACATCGAGTTAGTGCGTAAGTTATCTTTTTCTTTGCAATTATCTGATCCAGATTCTTATGAGGGGGGGAATGTGCAATTTCTTGATGAAAAAGGAAAATCTTATTTTGCACCGAGAAGAAAAGGTACTATTGTTCTTTTTGACTCAAGAACACAACATCGAGTTCTTAAAGTAAAAAAAGGAGTTAGAAAATCCTTGGTAGGTTGGGTGGTTGGCCCCCGCTGGAAATAAAACATCATGGAAGAAAAGCTTGTTATCGACGCAGAACGTCAAAACACAGGAACAACTTGGACTCGCAATTCTTTTTTTGAAGAAAATGGTTATTTAATATTAAAAGATCTTTGTGATCCTCAAACTATGGAAGAAAAACCTCCAAAAGACAGGGGACAATTAAATTACTGGGGGAAAAAATTAGATCAAGTAAATCATGTCCCAATTGAAGAACAAGTTAAAGGATCCTTGTCTCGTTACTGGTACCCCAAATATAGAAAAATACACACTGAAATTAAGAATAAATTAGAGCAAAAATTAGGAAGATCTTTATATGAAACGTATTACTACGATCGTTTTTATTTTCCGGGCCAGGACTTAAAAAAACACGTAGACCGAGACGCATGTGAGATTTCAGTAACAGTTCATATAAGTACAAATTTAAAAGGAAAAGAGAAAGAATGGCCAATCTTTGTTAAAACACCTGATATTTATATTGACGAATCAAAAAAAATAATTTCAAAAAAAGGAGAGGAAAAAGGCGTGATTTTAGCTCCAGGAGATGGCATGGTTTACAAAGGATGTGAAAGACCCCACTGGAGAACACCAATGCCAGGAAAGCGAAAGTGGTTTGAGTTATTTAAAAAAGACGACTTTTATTATCATCAAATATTTTTTCATTATGTACTGCAAGATGGATGCAGATCTCATTTTGCTTTTGACACATTAAGGTAAACGTTAGGTCAATGTTTTATAATTAGACAAAGAAGCACTTTTTATGGCTGATACTTTTTTTTGGCATATTATCAACCTCAAGAGAGAGATTGATACCGGTTTTGTTTCAAACGTTGTCTGGCAATTGAACGCAACACGACAACCCCTTGGAACAAATTTTGTTACTTCAACGCCTACAGGCGTGAGCGGAGAGGTTTTGGATAGTGTTACTTTCCAGGAAAATAATGGTCCTGTTCTGTCCGCCTCGCAAGCAGGTTCCACGGATTTGCCAAAACCTAATCCAGATATTTTTGTTCCTTATGAAGATTTGACGGAGGCCTTAGTTGTTAATTGGATTACAGATTTTCTTGGAGAAGAAAATGTTTTAGAGTTAGAAAACGCTTTAAAAATTGATTTGGATAATCAAGAAAATCCAAAAACGGCAAATGGAACTCCCTGGTAATTATGAAATAAATTTAATTTATGCGGCAGAATATTTTAAAAAACTGCCGCATCAAATTAAAGCTTGGGAATGGCTTCAAACAGCTGTTCCCAAGGATGTTATTGATGAATTTGCCAGGCGATACAGAGATGCTCCTAAACCAGCAGAACAATTTCCCAATACGTGGGAAGGTGTTCTTGCAGCAGCAAAGAAAGCCGGTGCAAAGTTCCCGGAATGCGTTGCTGCTCAGTGGTATTTAGAGAGTGCGCAAGGAAAACATCTTTCATGCACCCATAACTACTTCGGTATCAAATCAAAAGATGGAGAAGGTTGTTACGTCTCAACTCAGGAAGTTTACGGTGTTCAGACAGTAACCATCAAAGATTGGTTTAAAGCTTTCGATACGTTGTATGACTGCGTTGATTACCTGGTAACTCGTTGGTACAAGGACTACAAGGGATATAAAGGTGTTAATCGTGCTAGCAATCGTAATGAATGCGCACGTTTGTTGAAAGAAGAAGGTTACGCTACTGATCCTTCGTATAGTACAAAATTAATCCAGATCATGGATCGCATGACTGGAACCCCTGGTAATACAGATAAACCAAAATTCAATCCCTGGAGCCCATTCACTTATAAAGTCACACCTAACATTACGTATGGAGAGTTGACGCTCAACCAGGAAGCACGTCGATTCACCAAGCAATACCAATGTGACGTAGCACTAGAGCTCTGTCAGTTCCTTGAAAAAGCCCGTAGTGCGTTTGGTAACAAACCATTGATCATCACCAGTGCTTCTCGTCCGGAGCCCATCAACACACAAGTAGGTGGTGCCAAGAACAGCGAGCACACTTATAACGCACCATCCAAAGGAGCCGTTGACTTCTACATCGAAGGAGTCGACATCTATAAGGTGCAAGCCTGGTGCGACAAGAACTGGCCTTACTCAGTAGGATACGGTGCACCAAAAGGGTTTGTGCATCTTGGCATCAGGGAAGGAAGGCCTCGCGTACGCTGGGACTACTGAGATGAAATGTAAGAAAGATCCGCGTATACGCGTCAATATGTGCTGGGAACTTGGTGACGAAAAAAAGTGCGTCACTCTTGAGAAGAACAACGCACTTGCAACTCGTGATTGGGTGGAAAAGCAAGGTGGAACTGTGTTTTGGTTCCAGGCCCTGCCTGATTGATCAGCGCTGCTTGGCGCGACCGATGTTCAGAGCAATAAACTCAAGGACTTTGTAAGCCTTACGCAGGATGTCATCATCCTTAGGCGTAGGAGTCAGAGCGCAAATAGCAGAAGCTGCCGCATGAATTGCCAGTGCAACTTCAATGTATTCGTTAAGTTTGTGCATGGGTATCTCCCGTTTCTTTCATTCTAACGGTCGAATATATTTTCCTCTTGTACTGCAAAAAAATCTTCCCAATCTTTTTCGGTTGCGTCTGTGATATTTGGATTGGAGTATTTGTTTTCCTCTTTGTTTAGTTTTTGTTCTTCTTCAGACATCGTAAATGCGGCAACATGGAGCGCTTGGATTCTTTTCACAATAACGCTTCCAAGCCATCTCAGGTGAATGCTTCTGTTTAAATACAGACAAAAGACGTGTGATCATGGCCTATTTGTCAGTGGGATAAAGAGATCCGGGAACTTATCATCAGGGTGATGTTGTGCGTTCCAGGCATCCCTCCATTCTGACAGTGTATGATCGTGAATAATATCAAGGAAAGATTCGTTTCCGTATTCAAGTAAGAAGAAGTCATTGGCAGCAATACCAGCAGTGGTTTGTTGCCCAATCAACCACTCAGAACCATCCAAAACGGTAACAGTTACACCTGAAACAATCTCGCACAAATCTTGCGTAAAACCGTTAGGCTTCCCTGGCTCTGCTGAAATAACAGTATTAACTGTAACTGGAGAATCAACGGTTACTGTTGTGACTGGATCAATTGTTGTTTCTTGCAAGAACAACGTATAGTCTTCTAATGCCAAGAAAAGTTCAGTTTGTGCAAACTCAACAACAATTCCGACTGAATAATCAATCCGTTCATTGCGTGTGGAAGATACGCAAAGCAAATAACTTCCTGCAGGCAGTGGGTAGTAACGGTCGTCACCACGATCCAGGCGAACAGGATCAAATGAATTGTATAGATCAGACTGATGGCTCATTACCGTATCAAGATACGGAATATAAACAGAGCCAACATTATTCAACCCTTGCCTAATGGAATCTGCATCGAAAATCGGCAGTCCATTGACAGGGTTGGTATTTAAGTCGTAAACAGAAGTTTGAATGTAATTAGGTCTGGGACCACCCTTGGCAACAATGATCCAGGCAGGGCTAACCAAGTTGATGCGGAACCAGTGGTTATACGTACCACCGCCGTAACCATTCAGACCCACCTGGCTCAAAGGACCAAGCGTACCCGTCAAGTAACGCAAAGAAAGTTCACCAAACGTGCCAAGGTCCAGTGGATTTTCTTTTGTGCGTTGACGTTGACTAGTTTGATTGGATACCCGTGACACTTCTACCCAACAATCCTTATTTATTCATTGTACTCGGGGCGATTCTTGACGTATTCAGGGTTGGTAATGGGGTTTTTGTGATCTCTAAGAATCACCTTGGTCACATCCAGGCCGTTATGCTCCCCCTGGTTGAACATCATCAACTTTTTGGCTTCAAATTCCGTGACGCAAGGAGCAATCGTTTGAGGAGGAAAGTTTCTGTTGAAGCTTGATACCAAGTGCAGTGGGTTGCCGCACTTTTTGTTCCCGCACAGACGTGTCACCAACAGGGATCCCACATCCCCCCAGGCGCACTGGTAGATCGCCTTATGGATATTGACGTTTTCGGACTTCTGTTTGCTGTAGAGGGATCGGTAAGACGGAAGACACACGCGCTTGGGTGTGGTACCAGAGGGTCCATTGATTTCCCAACACTCGTCCGGGAAGGTGACGTTGACTTGCTTCCAGACCTTGGCGTACTTGATGCGGTAATCAGTCTGTAGGTAGTTCACATCAAATCCACAGACGTTACTGAGGATCTTCTTGGCGCACTCATAGCACCAATGCTCAGATGAGTCTCGGATGAGATGACCGTGAGGACAAGCAAACCCTGTGTAGTACCCCAGCTCATTGAGTCGTTCTTCCTCCAGGGACTCGATGGCGTTGACGTGCCTGAATCTCGCGAGTCCCAGCGTGGTTTCAAATGTCTTGATGAAGCTTGCCATCTCAGTTCAGAACGGTGGTTTGACGACGGTTGCGGCGAGTACGTGGTTGCTTTTCCTTCCGCGACTCAAGCCACAGCTCAGTAGGCAGCTCATGCTTGGGGCAATCCTCAGGACGCTTCACGTCTGCGTTCCTGGGGTCTTCGCCCGTACGCAGGTAGTACACGATGCGGTGGGCGTGCAGCTTTTGGTTGTCGATAGAGACCACGTAGTACCTGCCGTGGTGCTCCAGGTACCCAGCCATATCACCTTCTTTATGGCGACCAGTGGTTTCTGCCCACTCCAGGCCACTGGGGTACTTGTCGGTCAGTCTCAATCTTTGTTGCATGTATCTCAATGGAGGCATCGGTCGGTACTGACGGGCCATGGCAGGTAGGGCGGACTTTCGGACTTTACAGTATTATCTATCTTTCTATGAGCTAAATAACAACTCGTAGCATCTTGTCATTAAAAGGACTATGACATCTTATTTCCTATTGTCATTTACGCCACGTAAGGATTGAAATACCTCTAAAGTCCGAATCCCTGACCTGCGCTTTTGGTCTCATCATGAGACTGCCTTTCCATAAAAAAGCCCCTCGTTGCGTCGAGAGGCTTCATCCACCCATGCGGATCGTCCGGTCAGATCTTAGACAGCAGCGAGTGCTGCACCTTGAGACTTCCCTTTCTTTTTAGCTTTCTTACCCTTCGGCTCCAGCGTCACTTCCGGCTTCGGTGGGTTGAGCACCTCCTGGAACACCCCATCAAATTGTGCGGCAACCGTATCCCAGTTGAACTGCTCGTCCGTTGCGCGGATGTAGCACAGCTCAGCGACGGCATCCAGCTTGTCCCGATCTTCGTAAAGTTCGTTGAGAATCTCTGCAAGGTGTTCGGCGGAGGGGCAGGGCATCTCACGGGCAAAGTTGGTATCCACATCAACGTGGTCACAACGGATCAACTTGCCGTAGCCCTCGAAGATCTCCTTGCAAGAGGTGTGATCAGGCACAACCTGTGCCACACGGCAGGCTGCGTGCTCAAAGTTGACCAGTCCCCAGCCTTCACCTTTACAGGTATTGACGCCCACATCGACTGCTTGGTAAATGGTCTCCAGCATCTCGACGGGTACGGACGGCGGACCAGCAGTGGGGGAGGTCATGATGATGCGACCGTTGGGATCGAGGCCACGTTTCTGCATCTCACGTGCGAAGACCTGCATCACATCCCAGCCTTGGTCCTTGGTACCCATATGCAGGTACAGCTGGGTATCAGGTTTGTCCTTGGCAAATTCAGCAAAGGCGTCGATGGTGATGTCGATCCGTTTGCGGAACTGGTTGCGGTTGCCATTGAAAACGATGAAGGTATCTTCTTTCAGGCCCAGCTTCTTACGTGCTTCGATCTTGTCACCAGGCTTGAATTGACCAGCCGTCACACCGTGGGGGATGACGTGGATGGCCTTCTGGATGCCACCTTTAATGAATTCGTGGGCACCAAATTCCGTATAGGAGACCACTGCGTCCCAGTGATTGGCGGTATCACCAAGAGAACCGATCCAACCGTAAGAGTCCATGGGCATGTAACCCACGAACTTGAAGCCCATGCTCTTGTGGAGATCAGCGATCTGTGCGTACTGAGCGTTGATGATCCAGCAGTCATTGATTGTGAAGACCACATCCGGCCGTTCACGTTCAACGATCTCACGGATGCGTTCTTCACCGAAGGGCGCCTGCCGGAACCGATTAGACGCCGGGTACATTTTGAATTGTTCCTGCATGGGATCGGGATCCCCATACCAGTTACAACCCAAGACCACGATTTCGTATTGATCCTTGAGTCGTTCGATGACGTTATGGGTAACGCGGGCAAAACCCGTCATGGCAACAACGTCACCGACCCACAAAAGCTTCGGTTTTTTACTCATTAAATCGAGATATTCTCGATTAACTATACACAAACTGACGGAGTAATAGAACGTGTTAATTCCCGCTCTTCAGATGTTTTGGCTTTGAGCTTATGTTTTAAAAACTCAGCTGCCTTATGGGTATTTGTTGTGTCCCCGCAGGTATAGAGGTCGACGGCGGCGTATCCAATCTCCGGCCAGGTATGGATGGAGGCATGGGATTCGGCCAGCAGTGCCAGAAGCGTCACCCCTTGGGGCTGAAACTTCTCCCCAAAGATCCGAAGAATCGTTGCGTTTGACATACGCAGTGCAGTCTCCAACATTTCGGAGAGGTAGTCGTAGTCATCCAGGACTTCTGCACTGCAGTCATACAGATCCAGGATCAGGTGCCGCCCATTAGACATCTTGAATTTCTAGTTCATCCTCCATTTTCGCATTAGGGTCCACATCCAGTGACATCCCATAAAACTCTTTGTACTTTTCCTTATCGGACGCCACCTCTACGACGGACGGCCAACCTTCGTACTTCTCACTGGACTCACGTACTACCAGGTTGACGATCCGCATGCCCTTGGTATTACGCAGGGGGTAGGCATTGATCTTCAGCTGGTGCTTACAGATGTCGAGGAGTAGAGGTTCAAAGCGGTTACGCGACATGATGCCGACGTTGCACTGACGGCAGAACTCCGCATAGCTTGCGTACAGCCAGGTGTCCTTATTGGCGTAGATATTGGAGGCACCCATCGGTGCGTTCTTCGTGAAGCCAATGGCTGAGGTCACACCTGGGTCAAATACCACCTTGTGATCCAGCCAGTCGAGCAGTGGGTTGGAACGCAGAGTTTGAGTACGCTCGTACTTCTGGAAGAACTTCACCTTCTTGGAAGTCTCCATCAGGTATTCACGCATCTCATCTTCCGACATATCCAGCAGCCAGTTCACCAGACCAGGCAGCAGCGGAGAGAAGACACCTTGCGGTTCACCCTTGGAATTGAACTTGATCAGTTCCTTCTGTTCATTCGGTGCGCCGGTGAACGGACGGTCGAACGGAATGGTGAGACGACGACGGGCAAGACCAGAGGTGTAGTCGGTGGACTGAATCGCTTCGTTGGCGGTGATCATCACCATCCCGTGGTATTGGAATGGGTCCAGTGCTTCGCCTTGATACTTGCGCTCACTACGAATCCAGTCGTTACCGGTGATGGCTTTCAGACGGGATACGGAACCACCCCAACGGTCAGCATCCTGGAACAGCAGAAGCTTTTTACCCATGTAGGCCGCTGCTTCAAAGCGGTTCTTCTCCAGGTTTTCAAAGTCTGTAGAGTAGGTGTTGCTCTTACCGACCAGTGCTACTGCCAGGTTTGCGTAGGTGGATTTACCGGATTTACCAGGACCGACAATCTCCACAAACTTCTGGATCTCATAGCGCCCGAGTAGTGTTGCCCGCAGCCATGCACGCAATACCTGAGTGCGTTCCCAGCTGTCGTGTTGCGTGTGCTTGAGCCACTTCACAATGTCTTCACAGGTTGCCGCAGGGTTGTAGGCGTACGGCATTTGCTGCAGCATGTGCAGTTCCCGGTTGAAGGGAAGCAGCTCCCTGCTTTCAATATTCAGCACACCATTGGTGAATAGCAGAAGTTCAGTGCCGTCATACCAATCCTCAAAGGCAAGTACTGATTGCAGCTGTGTGTAGACATCGTTCATCAAGTTGCTTGTGAAGCCACTTGGCAGGAAGTCACCCAGCATTTGCAACCGGTGACGGATGTCACCTAATGCTTCGACCTTGGTGAGGGGAGACCAAAGACCTTGCGATTCTTTGGCATACATAAAGAATTGACCATGCGGCTGACTGAACAGCAGGTTCCCCCTATACTCCTGCAACAAGACATCCGTGATCTCACCAGATGAAGGGTTACGCGTACGTTGGTCTTTTCCTTCTTTCTTGTTTCGCCGGGACTCCCGTTGCAGCGAAGGAGTTTGCAGAGGAGCGGACGCTACAACTTCTTCAGCAACTTCAAGGGGCATGGCAAGATCCTGCTCTAATTCAGCCAGTAATTTCGAAACGTGTTCAAGTGTCTCATCATCAACATTCATCGCACGGGAGTTGTCAGGAGGAGGATTCCAGCCATTCTCTTTAGCGATATGAATCAGGGAGCCAAGGCCCCGGCCACCACCTTTTGAAAAGGAACGCCAACGCCTGTGGCACTCACCCTCGCGATACTTTTCGGAGTGCTTGGACCACTCATCCCATACGTCAAGGAGAGATTCATCGAGTTGATGGAGGGTCTGACCAACGGTGATCCAGATGTCGTAATCATCTGCGGCACCTGGGTTCTTTTCCAGTAATCCCCAGGTTGCTTCCGTTGCCAGCTGGATGTCCCGCTCCAGCGACACTTCCGAGTTGATCGCAAAACCAGGACCAATGACCCTGGTGCGCTCTTTAGCAGGAGTACCTTGTCTGACGTTTTTATTGATGATGGCGTTCAGTAGCCAGTCCGGAAATTCCGGCAGCTCTTCTGCCCACTCAAAACCTTGGTTTTCTGCAGTGAAGTAGCCATCGGTTTCAGGGTGCAGCCCCATCAGCACACCCTGATGCTTCTTCCAGAGGATCTCTAGTTTTTCTTTGTCTTCTTCTGCGTGCCAAGTGTACTTGTTACGGGCAAAGTGCTTGTGCTTTTCCCTGCTTAATTTGTAGAGCTTCCGTTCACGGCCAATCTTGCCGCTGAGGATGGTCAGGGTATCGGGCAGTGCTTCTTTGAGGGGAAGATCAGAAATTTCCTCAATCAGTTTGTAGACACTTGGGCCATCAACATCGACCCATACCAATCCATAGGGATGGTTGTAGACAGGGCCACCGAGCAGACCGATGGCACGGCACTCGCCACTGACAATTTCTTCTTCAATATCACGGACGCTGAACGGTTTATTTTGCCAGCCTTGAACGTAAGGATCTTTCTTGGCACCTAATGGCGTGAGCGGCCAATCAATAGGGATATAGCTCAGGTTGATTTCGCCTGGCTTCAGTGCTTGCTCGTTCTGATTTGTCATGCCTTACTTTTTTCCTCAACCTCTACTTTAAAGATTCGTTCCGGGAAGGAGCTATCTTTTACCAGCTGAAATGCATGCAGATGCATAAGAGTGGGCAGATAAAAACAGTCCCCATCCGTCGCACTCATCATGCGACTCATGAGACTATTTATCCACTCACCCGAATGAACGTTGATGTCCATGGGTGGGGGCTGGATTTGGGTGTTTTCTTATCCTACGGCCGCCAATCCGAGAGGACCATTACGCCTTTCGATAGATCAGTGAGTCTTATGCGACTCATTTAATGCGGGAATGGGATCAATTTCCTGGAACTTCCGCATCAATCTTTCGTACACCTGCAGGGCATCTTCCTTTGTAACAACAGCTGTCTCACATGCGACTTGCCATGCGTGACGTTCACGGCTCTCCATCTTTCCGTTCGGGTTCCAGGCCATCAGTGTACCAAGGGGCAGTCAACCGCATTTCACCGCCGAGCTTTTGAGACTCACCAGTTTGCAGCTTTGGATCAACTGGATATTCTCTGTAGATCGGTTTGTTTTGTTCTTCCCGTTCTAACTCAGATTGAATCCGGTTTTCAAATTCAATCATATCAAGCCTGGCCTTCAGCTTTGCTTCAAACCAAACTTTCTTCCACCACTTGATTACGGCATCAATAATGTCTGCGAATAGGGTCCGAATCATTTTGTTATAATGAATTTACATATAACTATAGACATGCAGGATTATTCCCTCGACCGTTTCAGCCAGCTGCTTGGCAACCTCAAGGCTCAAAAAGAAAACGAAAAGCAAGAGGGCGACGAGCGTGCAATTCGTTTCAACGAAGCAGCCGCCGATAGCGATGACGGCATGATGGAATAATACAGGTTTTGATATAATCAACTGATAGATTTTAGAGCAATGCGAGACACACGTACTGGCGCCGCCCGTAAAGGAACTCCTAAGGGTGCCGCTGTTGATCGAACTGGTAAAGGAGGGATGCCTACCCCCAAAGGTGGTAGTAGCTCTGAACCAAAGCCTGCACCTAAAGGCCAACCGATTGCCCCCCGTGGCACTAGCACAAAAACCCCAGCTGTAAAAGCAAAAGTAGAGCGAGCAAAAGCAGAACTTCGCGAAAAAGAAAAGCGTCAAAAGGAAGCAGAAGCTCGTCGTGCGAAGAATAAGAGTGAAGCACCAAAACTTGCTGGCCGCTACCGAAATTTAGCCGGCGGTTAAATTAGATCTGGATCGTACACATTGCAGTTTTCAATCTGCTTGTAGTATTCATCTACGATCTTGAGCCAATCCTCCCGGAGCATGTTGAGAAAGTTTCGGGAGATCTTGAAGACCTGGGTACGAGCTGGTGTTGAGACCAGGATTGCTGCCTGCTGCACCTTCATGCCCAGGGTCTGTTCAATTGCAATGTCGTAGGCCGCAAGTTGCTTGCAGGTCTTCTTGAATTTCATGTGACCACCGAGCAGATCCCTCCACTCCTGGGACCCCTTCTCCAGATCTTTCGGCCACTTACGGCTGTAGGGTTTAACGCTGGTCTTTAAGTCCGCGAGCGTCAGCTTGTTATTAGCCACAGCGATAATGTCAGGAGCACCAGCCCAAGCCCTGCCTTCGTCATCGCAACCCCAGACACGAGCGACATCATCAGCACCAATAGTGAAATCAAACTTATCGAGTACAGGAGACTCAGCCCAAAGGACTTCCTGGAACTGATCCAGAATTGATGGCATACCTGCCCAAAAGTCTGCGTATTCCTCCTTGATTTCCGGGCTTTTATTCCCTTTGAGGTACTGCTCCATACCATAGTGAATGGCAGTGCCCCGCTCGGCTGCTTGTTCTTTAACACCTGGATTTGCTTTCGACCACATTTCGAGCTTCCGTTTGTTTGCTTCGGAAGCTGTTTCGCTGATAATCGTAGTTACGGACGGCGCAGGTCCAGTGGGTAACGGAGTTGTATAGTGACGTTTTCCGTTAAGCGTAATTCTGGCTGCGGTCCTATTAAGGTCCCGCATCATCTCTGGTTGCTTATCCTTGGACTCAATCCAAGGATCACCTTGATTTATGTTAGCAACCATTGATGGTTTTGTATATTGCTGTTAGCTTAACGCATAAGTCAAGGCTTAGAAGATGGACGATTTTAACTATGCAATTGCCGCGATCCTTGGGGCAATGCTTGTTGTCGTTAGCATGGATGCCTTCATTTTCTTCACTGAGGTTGCTGCCCGGCGATGAATAAGTTTTGGTATGGAGTGAAGGGGTACGTCTCCTGTTTTGGCTGGATCTTTGGTGCGGTTCTCCAATACATCTGGGAGGAATGTCCCGACCTTAAGTTCTGGGAATGGCACGAGAATTTAGGTGATCATATCTGGTATGCAGAACGGGTGAATGGCCGTGTGGCAATGCTTGCTCTGTCTATTGTGCTGATCTTAGAATTAGTCTCACACGAATCTATTTGGGACTTAGTTTTATGCGCAACTTAACTCGTTTCTATTACGACTTCGACGAGGACTGCCGCACTGGTTGCTTCAACAACCTTGCCTACGAAGACATCGAAACGATAGATGCGGACGAATTTGAAGCTAAGCTGCGGGAACAAGACGTTCCGTACACACGCATCGACTTATGAAGGACTCCAAGATTGTGGCTGTGCTTTCGCTCTGGCGCGATAGTGAAGGCTACATCGATAGGTCCCTCAAGCAATTCGAAGCAATGGAAGAGGTCCTGCGTAAGGAGAACACCCGTTGCGTCTACAGCTTTTTTGAGAACGATTCCACTGATGAAACGCCTTATATCCTGATGGATTGGCTGCGTAATCGTAAAGGAATCCTGTTGGCTGAGAATATTGATGCACCTAAGTGGGGCAGCGTCTCCTCTATTGAACGCGTCCAGTATCAAGCTCGGTACCGGAACATGGCCTTGGCACCACTCGACACTTACTACAACTTTGATTACCTACTGGTTGCCGACAGTGACGTGCACTGGGAACCGGAGCTGATCACAGGAATGATCAAAGCCCTGGATGACAACCCCACATGGGGTATGGTCTCACCCAACACCACACAAAACGTACGTGATTACGTTGAGGATACCGACCGCCCCTCTTATTTTGACAGCTGGTCCCTCAAGGATCGAGACGACAAACAGTGTTTGACGTTTGCCGCCAACCCCTTCTTACATACAGAAGATCGCATGCGCTGGGACCAGTGCGAACCGGTGAGTTGCAATAGTGCTTTTGGTTCCATTGCCATGGTGAAAGCTGAAGCAATGGATTCAGAAGATGGCGTTGAGTGGGCAGTGGTTGATGGTGTGGAGCACTGGGAATTTTGCGCTGGCATCCGCAGCAATGGCTATGAAGTAATTGCAGATCCCAGGTTGCATGCCGAGGTTATCCACAAAAAAGAGGTGGTTCCCCACCCCGATATTGTAAAGTTTCACCAAGGCCGCCTTCAAGAGGCGTTGCTGATGTCGTAGGCAACCATTTCTTCCACCAGTTTCTCAAGGGTGGAATTGAGTTTCCACCCCAGCTTCTTCTGTGCATAACTGGAGTCGCCCAAGAGGGAATCAACTTCTGCGGGACGGTAATACTCAGGGTTGATACGGATCACAACCTGATCGAGCTTGGGGCAGTAACCGACTTCATCCAGTCCTTCTCCTTCCCACCTGATGGGTAGACCGGCCTGCTCAAATGCCATCTCACAGAAGGTACGCACGCTGGTCTGTTGACCTGTTGCGATTACGTAGTCGTCCGGCTCATTTTGCTGGAGCATGAGATACATCGCTTCCACGTAGTCACGAGCATGACCCCAGTCTCGTTTTGCGTCCAGGTTACCAAGCTCCACAAATTCCTGGCGCCCTTTCCAGATCTGACCGACAGCTTTGGTGATTTTACGGGTGACGAACTCCTCTCCACGCAGCGGTGATTCATGGTTGAAGAGGATGCCGTTGCAACCGAAGAGGTCGTAGCTCTCCCGGTAGTTGATCGTCAGCCAGTACCCAAAGAGTTTGGCGACACCATACGGGCTACGTGGGTAGAAGGGCGTCGACTCCACCTGGGGCACCTGCTGCACTTTCCCGAACATCTCGGAAGTTGCGGCCTGATAAAACTTTGGTTTGGCATTGGCATTACGGCAAGCCTCCAAAATATTCAGCACCCCAATTGCGTTCGTATACGAGGTGCTACCTGGCGACTTAAAACTGACACCAACGTGGCTTTGGGCAGCGAGATTGTACACCTCATCTGGTGCGAAGGCATCAACGGCCCTATGCACTGAGGTGGCATCCGTCATATCGGAGTATTCAAATTTGACGGTAGGGGGGATGTGGCCATGAAAGATCCACTTGAGTTTGTCTTTATTCCCTGGATTGGCATTGTTTCGAACGAGGCCCAGCACTTCGTATCCTTTTGACACGAGACTATGGGTGAGATAGGCACCATCTTGTCCCGTAATTCCCGTGATCAGTGCTTTTTTCATCGAAACTTTTGTCTATACTCATAACTATAACCAAGATGTAAAGCGGTAGAAATGGCTCAATTTGATTGGCCCCTCCAGAAAAACACCATTGGGGTGCAGGAGAAATTTGAGCTGACCAAATTCATCTTGACCAGTGACCGTTTTACCAACGGTCCCAAGTGTCGTGAGTTTGAAAACGAGTGGTCCTCCTGGCAGAAACGCCAGTTCTCTTTGTTTGTCAGCAGCGGTACCACTGCTAATACGTTGCTGCTGGACGCCGTACGTGAGTTGTATTTTGGCAAGCATGCCAAGTTAAAGATCTTCTGCCCTGCCGTGAACTGGGCTACGAACATCTCGACGTTCAAGCAGCAGGGCCACGAGATGTTCTTCTATGACATTGACTACGAAGCCTATTCGCCGTGCTTTGAATCTTTAAAGAGATTTAAGGAATTGGACATTGAGCCTGATGTGATCTATGTGACGCACATCATGGGGTTTGCCAATGACCTGCGGCAGATCAAAGAGTACTGGCCCGACGCAATCTTGCTGGAGGATTGCTGCGAATCCCATGGTGCCCTGGATCTTGACGACGAAAAAGTCGGCAATGCAGGCCTGGGCTCAACTTTCTCGTTTTACTTTGGGCATCACATGACCACCATTGAAGGCGGCATGGTCTGCACCGATAACGAGGAGCTGTACAACCTGATGCGTGCCAAGCGTTCTCACGGTATGTCTCGTGAGATGTACGGCTCGTACCGTCTGGCAGAAGAAGCCGCTGCCCCTGATATTGACCCGGCCTTCCTGTTCCCCACCGAAGGATATAACTTCCGCAATAACGAGTTGGGCGCAGTGATTGGCCTGGTGCAACTAAAGAAACTCGATAAGTTTGTCAGCAAACGCCAACAAAACTACTTTCAGTTCTACATGCACATGATGGATCACCCCTGGATCAAGCACTTACCCAACCCGTTTGGTAACAGTGCCATGACCTTCCCGTTCCATTGTGTATCATCTGAGACACGCAATTACCTGATCAAGCATCTGCGAGCGATTGGCGTGGAGACACGTCCCTTCCTGGTCGGCAACCTACTCCGTCAGCCTTTCATGAGGGATTACAAGAAAAGTCCGTATTTGCCCAACAGCGAGGAGATTCACGACCACGCCTTCTATATTGGCAATAACCATTTCATTACAGAGCGCCAGATCAAAGCCCTGGCCAAGGAGTTGCACTCATGCGCTGCCTGATCTCAACCATCATTCGCAACCGAGCCAAGCACGTTTCCACCTGGGCCAACCAGCTGCAGAGCCTGTGTGATGTGCACCAGGATACCGTTTTTGATCTTGTTGTCCTGGAGAACGACTCAAACGATGGTACCAAACAGGCGTTGAATGCAGTTGAGCCCCTGCTTAAAAAGAAACTGAACAAGGTCAACATTGCGATCCGCAACTTTGATTGGCCTTACTTCCACTCCATCAAGGCAGAAGAACGGGTCAAGTACCTGGCCATGGCACGCAACAAGACCTTATCAATTGCCGATGAGATTGTTGGCCTAGAGGCTTACGACAAGGTGATCTCCATCGAACCCGATGTGACGTACAGCACCGTAGACGTAGGCCGGATGATTCATTCTGACCTTGATATTGCATCTGGCTACAGTGTTCTACCCCAAGGCATGGGTGTACCGGACTGGATTTATGACAGCTGGGCTACCAGGGTTAATGCTGATGACTCCGAGTATTTCGGCCCCAAAATTTCGGAGCTCCCCGATTGTCTCCCCTTAGCGGCCACCTTCAATTGTTTCTGTGTTTACAAGGCAGATCCGATTGCACAAGGCATTCGTTTTTCGGAAATCAACCCAAAAACCAAGCAATGGGATTGTGATACCACTACCATCTGCATGGAATTTGCCAAGAGAGGGCATGACAGAATTGGTATGTACAAGGTACCAATCCTTCATAAGCCCTAATGTATATCGTTGCCCCTATAGTAAGAACACCCAAAGAATCCGAGATGTCTCTTTCTGCTCAAGTCAAAGAGTCTGTCATGCAGGCATCCGATAACTTGCGTGATGCGATTGCATTTGCTGCCCGTGGTGAACACCCCATCGTGATCAGTATGTTGTCTGACATGATCACTAGGCTCGAATCCCTGGAGCAAATGGACGAAATCATGGAGAAGTTTGGTGGCCGAACAGAAAAGAAAATTTAGGCAGCCAACGGAACAAGAAAGACTAGAAGAATACTTCTGGCAGTTAGAACGACTGATACCCAATCCTCCAAAGGATTGGGCTAAGTCTGCTCGTCCATGTAAGTGGGCTAAAATATTAGAAGAGAAGAAAAATAATCCTGATGTCTCAGGAGAGTGGTAAGTATACGAAACCAGAGTTACGCGAGCGTATCAAAGATCGTGTGATGGCTGGATCGAAGGGCGGAAAGCCTGGGCAGTGGTCTGCCCGTAAGGCTCAGCTTGTGGCCCAGGAGTATAAGGAAGCAGGCGGCGGGTATAAAGGAGGTAAGGGTGAGAAGCAGAAGTCCCTGGAGAAGTGGGGCAAAGAGAAGTGGATGACGAAAGACGAATACGAGAAGCGCAGTAAAGCTAAGTCTGCTGCAAAGAAATACAAAGAGAGTAAGTGATGGGTAACTTATTTCAACAGCTTTTAAATAAGGTTAACCGTGGTTACGGTCAAGCAGACAAGAATTTATTTGGTGGGTTGTTGCCTGGTGGTGCAGCAACACCTATAGGTGCAGCATTACAAAGATCAGGCATTCCTAAAAATAGACAGCCAAGTGATTTTGAGCGTAGGAAAGCATCATTAATTGATGCAGCGGCTACTGCCGTAAGTAATTCCCAACCTTTTGTTGAGAAAACAATTAAAGCATCTCCAGAATCGGTACAAGGTGCAATTGCTTCTGGATTAAATGCGCTTCCTTTTAGCGTTAACTTATTTGGTAGGTATTACACAGGTTTAGGCGATAAGAATCTTCAGATACCCGAATCCGCAACTCGTGGCATTAAACAAGTTTTAGATACTTCTGTTGCAAACACTCAGAAAAGAATTAAAGAATCAGAATCAACAATAGAAAATTTATCTAGCATGTTGACTGCAGTTCGTAATAAACAATATCCACTTCAACAAGCAACTGCATCAGGTCCATTTGGTGGGTATGTACCACCAGCAGAAGAGATAAACAATGCTTTAGCCGAAGAAAAAAGTAAGTTAAACAGGATAAAACAAGGGGATATTCCTTTTTATGGTTACTCAGCAACTGACAGTAATCCTTTGACTTCACCTGCTACTTCTTTTGGAAGTCTGTGGTTTAGCCCAAATCAAAACGGATATAGATCAAACGAAAAATACGATTTTGTTTACGGAGCTGCTGATGCAAAAGTTCCAAGTGGACCAGATCCAATGGGAGTTACCTTCTTAGATCCTTCTCAAGAAGCGGCTTTAAATGCTGCAATGGGGATACAATTACCAGGAGGAAAAAAACAAATGGTCACAACAACAACGCATCCTCTTACCTTCTTTGGTCGTTCAGTTGTGATGAAGATGCCAGATAAATCGTTTACATATCCAATTAACATTCGTTAATTATGGCTGATAAAGCTATACAAAAGGGATATACAAAGCGTTACCTCCCAGAGAGTGCGTGGGCTTCTTTATCCAAAGAAGAACGTCAGGAGACGGATCAAAAGAAACGTGCTGCTAGTCGAGAAGGAAAGCAATTTGTACCGAATACAGAGAAGGCAAAACAAGCCGGTCGTGCCGCCCGTCGTTATAAACAAAGTAAGTAAATCTATAATCAAAAGAGATACTTAAAGATTCATGGCACAAGCTAAAAAGCCAGCTGCAGGCAAGGCAGTTCCCCCTAAAGGTAGAGCGGTTCCTCCCAAAGGGAAAGCAGGTGCCACCGATAAGCAAGCTGCTGCTCGCGACAAGTTCAAAGAGATGATTGCAAAGAAGAAGGAAGCTGCCGCGAAGAAGAAAAAATAGTGATATCCTGACACAGGAGCAATTCAGCTCTGGGACTAATAGTCGAAAAGTCCCTCCACGTTACGAACGTGGCGCTTACGGCAGCTGAGTGAGAAGGAAGTTATGATCCCGGTATAACAACCGGGATTTTTTGTGACTACTCTTGTAGCCAACGTACCACCAGTCAAGGTGTGGGTACGCAGGGAGTATTTACGTGATCTGCGGGATGGGCATGGTGAGTACACGCCCGGCTATTGGGTGACGTGTAAATCCCTTACGGGTCGTGCCCTGTACTTTGAGACCTACTTGACGGAGTACGGTGCGTTGTATGACAAGCTTCCTATCAGTGCATTTCTTGCATGGGATCCCAACCATCCGAAAAAACCAGAAAGTCCAACACCAGACCTGGAGCTAACTGACCTGCAGTTTTGGAATGGATTTGATCACGGGCTTACGGTCATTGAAAAGAACTTGATCTTCAATATGGAGTTTCAAGTGATGACGCGTAGTGCGGGTGTAATGAAGGGCACATACTTATTTACGATTGACAATTATCATCCTCATAGAAACGAACCCGATTTCTACTTTGCGGAGTTCCCCGATGAGCACAAATCCCATAACATTGTGGCTCTGGACAACGGTCAAATTGGTGCTTATCCCAATAACCGTTGCCGCATGTGCGATCCATCACTGACCAATCACAACCTCAAGACCCCAGACTTCAAAGTATCTACCCGTTACTTTGATGTGGAGCATGCGCCCAAATGGGGACGCTTGGGCGAACAAGATGATTACTTCTGGAAGACACCCAACGAAATAAACACAGAAAGTTAACGTAATTAGAATAGAGAAAAGCAATACAGCAATGGCGCGTTCTACTGATTTCCTTTATCGATACCGTGACGTTTTAAACAAGTTACGTTCTGATAAGGATTCTGGTTTATCCAATAAGCAGGAGCGCCGTACTGCGGCAAGGCAAGCACGTTCTGGCATCCGGAAAGATAAGGCTGCCGCCGCTGCTGCTGGTAATATTTATCAATCTCCTGCTGATAGAGCAGCTTCTGTTGCTGCCATTCCGCAAGAGTTCATTGATCGTTATGGCTCTCAGGCAGGAAGTATGTATGCCAACAGCCAAGTTAAGAGCGCAGATCTGAACAAACAATACGCTGCCGTTGGTGCAACCCAACAAGATATTGATCGTTACGGCAGTGATGCCTTAGATGTGGCGCGTGCACGTCAGTTAAACGAACTTCAAAAAAGTCGTGGTTTAGAAAGATTGACCGCTGGTTCACCAGAGCAACGTCAACAAGCTTTGGATGAAAGCTATCGGTTGGCGCAATCGGCTGGTATTCCTGCTGCCCGTGGATCCAAGGAAGCAACTCGTGAGTTCTATACCAAGGAGTTTGCAAAGTTTGGTGATAATCCAAACGTGTTTGGTATGAAGGATTTACTTGAGATGCGCAATCGTGGCGAGAGTGAAGGCGACATTCGTCGTATGGCTTTAACCATTGGTGCCGTTGGTCCTCAGGCCCAGAAAGCATTAGGCCTTGGCTATTTGAACCGCAACTTCTGATTTGACAAGTTGGTATAATAAAAAAGTTCCCGCTCTCTTTTGATCGGGCTAAGTCCTGGGAAACCAGGCCGCCAGTTCTGAGGTCCGTCGTTGGTTGCGGGTTGCCTTCCCTGGCGTCAGCGAGAATTAGCGCAGTTTGGTAGCGCATCTGCTTTGGGAGCAGAGGGCCGCAGGTTCAAATCCTGCATTCTCGATTATTCAGATTCTCGATAAATTGCGTTTATCAAGAATCCTGATAAATTATATTTACGCGTGCACAAAAACTATACGTGGCTTGGGCTGATGCCAAAAAACGTATCGATAAGAATCGACAAAAGCTTCTGGAGTACAAGAAGACTTTGCAGTGCGAGAAGTGTGGGCTGGATGATCACCGCGTCCTTGAGTTCCACCACGTAGGTGATAAGGATAACAACATTTCAAGTATGGTGAATCACGGTTACGCCTGGAGCAGGGTAGAGCAAGAGATCGAGAAGTGCATCCCTCTTTGCTGCAACTGCCATCGCCTGGAGCATTGGGAATCTAGTGTTCTTCAAACACATATTCCATAATGCATCCATAGAGCTTGGACTTCATTTCAGCCAAGAACTCAACTTCAGGTGAATCAGTGTCCTCAGGAGGCCACTGTTCATGAACTGATTTAATTGTGTTGTAAAGAAACCGGAGACCTCTGATGTCCAGCTCAATAGTGCAAGCTGACTTGAAGGTCATCAACCATTCCGCAGCGTTGCTTTGACAAACCAAGCAGCTTTAAAGGCTTGACCACAGAGGTCAGCCATGTAGTTCTGGATATCAATAGCACCGACCTTAGCAGCGATGGGCTCCAGCTTTTTGGTCTTCATGCCCAGTTCTTCCAGGTTCTTGTAGTACGTGGCGAGTTGATCCGTACCTTTATAGCTGGTAACGTGTTGAATACCAGGGCCAGCATCAGCTAGACCCCTGGCGCACATTGGCAGCAGGTAGTCCATGCTGCGAATGAATTCAGCAAGCGTATCAAACTGAGTCTGATGAGCCTCGTATTGGTCTCCAAGGAATGCGTGCACCCCGAGGAAGTTCGACCCCTCGTAGTTCAGGTGAATCAGATGGGCCTGTGTCTGAAGTTCCTTGAGGTAGGAACACAGGGAGATGCACTGCTGGATGAATGCCCCGACATCACCATTCTTTGATTTACCAGGAGCTTTTGGCTTCTCTTGTGGCTGAGGAGCAGTTTGAGGAGCGGGGGTTTGAGCTACGGGAACCGTCTGGGGGCCGGGGGTATACATAGTCTTAATGCGCTTTTTCTAGTTTATCAGCGAGAAACTTCTTCCCAATCCAATGCTGAGAAGACAGTATCACCATCTGATTTAGAGGCAACAGCAAAGATCAGTTCTGTTGGTGTACCTGTAAAAGAATCCCGTTCCAGCTGGTACTTAAACAGTTGATCAGTCGTCAGCTCTAATACGTTTTGGCCTTGTGTATTGGCGGAGATAAAACCTGCAGCTAGTGTGTTACCACCGGAGATGGAGACACCGCTGAGGTTGTATTCCACAGGAGAGTTCGTGCCAGCACTGGTCCACGTACCACCAGACACGGTACCGCCTTGGATAACCTTCCAGTTAAAGACAGCGTTGTTCCCTTGTCCAAGCATGCTTAACGCATTAGGAATGACAACAGCATCAAGACGTGTGGACTTCAGGCGGATGGCCGCCGCTGGATAGAACACACCACTGTTGGTGCAAACACGTGGCGAGTTAAGTGCGTTGGATGCAGAGTTGGCATCCCCACGAACTTGATACCCACCTTCTGAGATGACGGTGGAGCAGATTTGCTTGAGGGTACCGCTTGCGCTGAGGGTATTCAGTGCCTCAATTTCGTAACGTGCCGGCAGAGTTGCTGTTGTGATGTAGGTACCAGGAACGATGTTGGCGTGGTGGAATGAATGGCAAAGGATGAATTGACCGTTGATCACAAAGCCAGTGCGGACGGTGCCGACACCAAGCCATTCGATATCAGCCCAGAAGATTTGAGACTTGGTTGGATCCAGAGTGATCTTGGATTCACCACTACCGTTGAGCTTGTCACCATTCCAGCTGGACTGAGGGATGATGGTTTCAGTAACGGTGCCACTGACAGAGGAGCGTTCAACGATGGAATAGGTATCACCCGACTGCTGGAAGTAAATGCCATTGCCGCTGCTGAAGTAACCAGCCCGTTGCCGCAGGTTGGTTTGACCAGAGGACATGACAAAGGTGTTCATGATCAGCAGGGATTTACCTGGCTGATACGGGAACACACGATTGGTTTCACGGTAGACCTTGGAACCCGATACGGTTCCAACACTCATGTTGACCAGGCCTTCGTTGCTGCTAAAGGTGACGGTACCGCTGGTGCCTGTGGATGTAGCCCAGTGGCCATTAACGCTATAGCGATGGCTGGAATCAAAGAGTGTGAGTGGATTAGAGACGCGTAAACGTCCAAAGGCATCACCAGCTGTAGTCGCTGGTTGCATATAAACAGTATTGCCGCTTGCTGTAGTGACCTCCAGTGGTTGCCCACTGCAGGTCTGAACTTTAACAACTTCGTATAAAAGGGGTTCCCCTGACTCTCTATAGATGGGCATGATTTATAGATCGTTTCTTTTTATTATCTCAGCCCTCCATTTTGCACGCAGGTGACCGTAGTCCCTTGGCTCTGTTACAGGGACATTATCAGCTTCGCAGATATCACAAGTTCCGTTGTGATAAGTAGCGCAATGATGAGGCGGACCAATGTAATACCCTTTTTTGTACCAGTTACCGTAGCTTGCTCCACAGTCATGGCAGATCTTTGTGGGGTAGTTGTCGTTATTGTACCGAGACATCTTTCTTGATAAGGTCAAGGAGTGTTTTAGCTTTGTCGTACTCTTTCTTGCAATGCTCGTAGTTATCTTCTAGTGCTGTGATTAAACACTGATAGATCTGATCTGGCGTTAATTCACCAGCTGCTTCAACGATTGTGTCGCCAAAGCTATCAGTTGTTTTCTTGATTGGGTCATAGCTGTTGGCATTAAACCAAGTTTGCCATTCATTGATGGCATCAATAGGTTCGTGAGGATGTTCCATAGTACAAAGGACGCACCACCAGGGTGGCACGTCCAGTAAGTTTTGTTAGTTCAATGTAAGCATTAAGCAACAATTTCTACAGGTTCAGTGACAGCCTGTAGCTTTCCTTCTTCATATTGGCGTACGGCATCCAACATTTCGAAGTAACGATCCCGCATGATAGGACCTGCTTCACGGATGCAGAACTCTTGCCACAAACCGGTATAGAGTCCGACAATACCAGGGCCTGCATTGGCACGACCAGAGCATTGATACATGTGCTCCATGAAGTCAGCTTTACGTTGCTCGGCGTTTACATCCCAGCCGGCAAGATAGTCAGTGTTCATGGTCATCAGTCGTCAGTTGCAATGGCGGTACAAGAAGTATAGACACCAGTGACCTGGTCCAGCTCAAAGAGAAGGTCATGCAATTCATCTTGCAGCGACTCAGCTATTTCTTCTGCCGTTTTGCCGCTGAAAGAATTGTATGTAACTTCAACGTCAACTGCAAATGACACAGTTAACTTAGGGACCGGTACAGTTTCCATCCTTTGGATGTATGGCGTATTAACTGTAGCAGTATTTAGAAGAGAGTTCCGAAGTCAAAGTTACCCATATAACGACCAGCCAATGCTTGATTTGTAAAGATATCTGCAGCTTGGTTGGCAGTATTCAAGAACCCGCTACCTGTATAACCAAGCAGGTTACTAAGGCTTAAGTCATTAACACCAGGACGCCGTGGCCGCAACTCAGAAAGCTTACGGGCATAGCCACTTTCCCTTAGTGCGTTAACCAGTTCCCGTGCTTGGCCTGAAACGTCTTGTGCTTCTGTGATGTCACCACGACGACGGCTATTCTTTAGACGATACAGCGCTGTCTGTGCCACAGGACTGCTTTGATCCCATGCACCAGTGCTGCCAAGGGAACCTAAGGAATTCCAGGTTGATTCAGGGTTGCTATAGCTTCTAGCAAGTTGGCCTGCGTAGCCCATCTCAGTTACCTAACAGACGCTCGAGCGAATGTGCTTGGTGTTGCTGGTAGTAACCAAGCCGTTCTTGAATCAAGTTGTAGTAGTTGATTGCAGCATCAACCATTTCTTCTGCATCCATTGAGGACGCAAGGTTTTCATTGGCAAGCATGGATGCCGTCAAGATGACGACACCATGTTCCATTTTGGAACCAATGGTTGCAGACAATGGAGTCCCATCATTGGTAAAACCAGCGATCAACTTGTTCAGCACTGGATCACCGCCCATGGGACTCCTGTCGTATCTACCTATTGTATTGCAGTTTATTTAGCTACTTTCTCACGTTGCAGCCAATACCAATAGGCATGGGATGCATTCTGATGAAAGCGTTTACCCACCAGTAGTTTGAGCTTCTTTTGCTCTAGTTCATCAAGGCGTCCTTCGTTGTAAGGAAGAACTTCATTGCCATCGGCAAGCATGTTGATCTCAAGAGCATTCATCTCCAGTTGGAGGTTGAAGTCTTCGATGGCATGCTCATGGCAATTCATCTTGATGCGTGCATCTTCCCCATCAGTCGGCGGCGTCAATTTCAGGTAGAAGCTCTCCTGGATACTCGGATGCAGCCAAGTCCATTCCTTTACGGTCGAAGACTCGTGTGGAACGTACGCTGTAGTCTTGTTTGACTTGGACTCCAGCTGGTAATTGTTTACCCGTTTGATAGGCGTCACGGATTGCATCGAGGTTAGGGAGGACTTTAGTGGTTGATTTGGGTTCGATTCTCTCATCGAGAATGTCTCCTGAGAGTGATCGTAATACAACTCGCTTGGTTGTGGTGACTGTTTCTTCAACGCAATAAAGTTCTCTTTCTTTAGTGTGCCAAAACTCCGGGTCCGTGGAGATTTCGACTGTGAGTTCCTTCTTTTTAACAAGGGTGAACTGGTAGTTACGACCGGTGATCTTGTTCGAATCCTGGGGCAGAACCCGACGTAAATAACTTAGCAAGCCTTTGAGGGACCGCAGTTGGGATTCGTGGTGACGCTTGGCTTGCGTGATGAGATCCCCTTCTTTTTTGATCCGCTCCAACGCATCTTCATGCGCTGCCATTGCGTAGTAGATGCGATCAATCTTCTCTGAACGGAGGAGGGCACAAGCTTCCAGCTCAGCTTTTGCCAGCTCTTGGGATTCAGGAGTGAGAAGAGGCAGAGACTTTTCGAGAGCAGCATAGTGCTCGTAAAGCTTAAGGATATTGAGATCCTTGAGTTTAGTCTGTGTGATTTGAGTCATGGCTCAGTTGAATTGAGTTTGAACTTTGTTGATTAAATAGGTCACCAGCATGCCTGCTGCTGCCCAAAGAAGATCTTTCATCACCGGAAGTACGGCGGCAAACAAGGATTCGAACATGAGTTGAAGTGAGATGGATGGTCAGTTTTACGTCATGACCAGGACGGCGGAGTACCACACCCGGTGGCGGAGTCAGTCTACCAGGTCAGTCAAGCCCTTAGTCGTGACCTTGACCAGCTCAGAGAGGTAGTCAGTAAGTGCTTCGACCTTGGCGTTGACGGATTGGATTTCCTCCATCAGCTCCTCCCTGGAGGGAGTCAAACCAAAGATGTCGTTGTCCTTCAGTGCCTCTGGGTTGTTGGCCTTTTGGTACCGGCGACAATCATCGTTGGCTGCATAAACAGCATCTGTGAACAACTCATGAGTTGCTTTTAACTCCAAGTATCCAAGATCTTCTTCATCCAAGATGGCATGTGCACGTTTGTACAACTTGGCAGTAAACCTGATGTTGTCTTCAAAGAACTCCTCGTACTGTTCAGAGGGAAGGCCGTAGGTGTCAATCGACATAACAATCCAAAGCTTCTCGGAGTGCATCAATCATAAAGGTTTCTTGTCCTTCTGGACCTAAGTCGGTCCACCATTGAAGATCAGGATCTTTGTCATCCCAATCAATACGGATGGTCATGGATCCATCCTCTTCATCAATGCATTCAATCTGTAGCTTGTTGATCGAGTTCGGATTCAACGTGGCCCAAGAGGATGTTTTCTGCATAGGTTTCACAATCAGTTCTGATCTCTGCACCAAGTTTAATCAGACCCCAGTAGGTATCTTCATTAACCTCAAGGTGCAGAGAATACTTACCATTTGAAAGCATCATTGCTTTTTCACAGCGGCTTTGAGTTGTGGCAGAGATACACCAGGAAATGGTGTGTAACCAGCCTCCATCATATTGAAGAAAAGATCCCAGGCATGGTGCTGCGTGAACACCTCTTGTGGTTTGTACGTACGCCAGTGGGATAGAGGAGCTTGAGCACCAGACTTGGTGTGGAGCAGAACAAAGCGACCATCACTGATGTGATCCGAGGGCGGCGCATACCACCAGGCCACACACTTCTCAGGTGTACCGCTGGGACTGGCATTACGGGTATCAGTGCGTTTGCACAGCAGTTCCCTGTACTTGTTGAACCAAGTCAGGTGTATACACCACGGTTTAAATCCCTGGATTTCTTCTTGGAAAGCAGATAGATTTGAAAGCTGGCGTTGAAAGGACCCACATGAACAACTAGGTTCACCAAACGAGGACTGTTGTTCTTGCACATCATCCAGTTCACCGTCCATATCAAGCGGCCGATTCGGAAGCCGAAGTCCGTCAGGCGCAACCAAATGGCCCAGGTCCGTTTGGTCAGACTGAAGGAGTGCTTTGATCTTTTCGGGGTCTGATACATGTATGAACTTATCTGCCCAATGGGTTTGGAGTTTTGCATTCGAGGTTAGGTGTCCGAGTGCGTGCGTGTAGTTCCAGCCCTTAAACAATATGTAAGCATTGTTATGCCATACACTAGGGCCACGATAATTAGGGCCAAGATAAGAAAAGAAATCTTTGAGACGGTGGGTGTAAGAAGAGTAGGCAGCTTTGATTAGCTCCCGTGCGTAAGCCTGCTGACTACCATCGCGACGCACCACAACACAATCAGTATCTCGCAGATAGATCCCAGCAATGTCGGTGTCATCAAAGTCTTGGTACGCACGGCGGATGTTCGTCCGCGTGTAGATGCACGCCTGCGCCGCGTTGAGTTCCTGGAGGATTTGCGTTGACATGATTTGAATTGGGTTGAGTTGAGATCAGATGTAAAGGTCATGGTCTGGAGGAACTGACCTGTCTCTGGAACGTTCGCGAGCCATCTCGCGTGCTGCCTTACCGATACGGTATGAACCGTAGATGACAGCAGCCCATGCCACTGGTGTGGTTAGGCATGCGGCAATTGTACCAGCAACCAAAACCGTGGCGCCACCAGCAGTGATTGCAGCTTTGTCTTCAGGTTTCATCAGTAATCCTTAATACATTTGGAAAGTGGTTGTTGAACTTAACTGTAGAAGTAAAATGTTTGTAACAACTTAATACAGATGGAAGAGATTAAGTACGTACCATTAACTCAGTTCCAGATTGAACCAACACTTGATGATAAGTTTTGGCTGGAAAAAATCAAACGATCCATACAAGAATGTGACTCTGTTAGTACCTTGAAAGAAATGGCGACCTTGCTTGCGCAGATCGCCACGAATCGTCAAGGTGTGATAAGGGGATTGATCCAAGACATGTTCATCTTCAACAATGTTGCAGTTGAACCAAGTGATGTGACCAACCCCCAGGTTCCTGGATCAGAGTGACTCGTCTTCCCCGGTGAGTTCGTTGCGTGAGGGCAGAGCCTTCACTTCAACGGCATCAGTGGTACGGGAGACGGGCAGGATCTGCACGCCATCCTTGATTCCATAGGCACCACCAAGACGCTGGGCATCTTGACGGGAGTGCTGGTTGATGTAGTCATCAAACATCTCCTGCATCTTCCAGGTGGATTCACGATCTTCATCAGGAATCGACAGGCGATTCAAGGATTCGACCGCATCATCCTGGGAGCTGTAATCAGGAATCTCGAAGGATTCGATAGCGCAGATCTCAACGTTGTTAGCACCACGCATCTCATTAGCGAGGACGGGAGCAAACACCGTGGTGGCATAGAACTTCTCGTTGAATGCCAGAGGCACTTCAGAGTCCAGTGCTTTGCTCAGGCACTTGGACATTTCCTTCTCGTACAGCTTGACCTTGTCCGATACGTCGGTGCCGTTGAGACCCTTAAGAGTAAGGACCATCGGGATCTTGTGAGCACGCTTGTTGTCCTGGGTCAGGATGTAGACCAGATACTTGGTGCGCACGCTGTACTTGCGCTTGTACATCTCACCTTTGCTGTTGGCCAGATCAGCGGCCACCTTGTCGTTGTCAAACATGGCTTTGACATCGGGATCTTCAAAGGTGCCAATCGTCTGGCGCATCCCAGTGGTTTCTTCCACCATCAGTGGAGAACGCAACAGGATCTGAACGCGGGGTTCAGTGAAGTTGAGACCTTCCTCGATGGAAGTGTTGGGTGCCATGCCAAAGGTTTGCTTGTAATCCCAGATGACAGAACCTTTGGTGAACTGATCTTCTGTTGCAGTCCAACCGCAGGTATCAAGATCGGACTTACGGACAAACCAACCGCGTACTTTGGATTTGTTTAGAGGTTGAATGGTGACAAGATTCTGGTAACCAGAAACAAATTCTTTGGACTGAAACATCCGGAAGGAGTCGAGTCCACGGGTTGCAAGCGCAGCAGTTTTCTTGGTGGTCATGGAAGAAGTCATGGTTGTTTCGTAGTCAGGAGTGAGCAGTTTAACGTCATGCTCAGGACGGATCATCAGTCTGCTTTGGATCCACCCGCATTCATCACGTACACCTCAGTACTTAATGAATCGAAGTACATCTCAGACAGCTCCTTCATAGCTTCAAAGATGTTGCTTTCCATGTAGCCGCAACCCTTGAGGAAATCCACAAGGTGTTGCACGACATCATCAGCAACCAGTGCTTTGAATTCGTGGAGGACTTTGGTGTTTTCGTCTTCGTAAAGCAGAGTGAATTGATCGTGAGTTGGAGTTGACATCAGAATGGAAGTTCTTCAAGTTCAGGTGCTGCTCCGTATTGACCGGGCAGATCAGGCAACCCACCACCTGAGGCCTGGTTCCAGGGATCAGATTGTGTGTTGTTGCTTGCCCATAGGTTAACGGTGTTTTCAGCCGCTGCATTGTTTGTGGTGGATGCCACAGGTTTCACTTGGGACTCAACTGCACCATTGTCACTGGCCTTAGGAGGCAGGGTGAGATTGGAGACTTGAATCTTGGTAGATGTGCGGCGCTCCTTGGTTGCCTTATCAGTCCAGGCATCGGTCACCAGCTTGCCGTGAATCGTCAGGCCAACGCCCTTACGGGTGTAGTTGGCAATCAACTCTGCGTTATTCAGGCGATCTTTCGTGGAGTTGATGGCAAAGAAGTTAAAGAGATCTGCTTTGTTCTTGCCCATGGGGACAGAGAGCGTCTGGTTGCAGATCATCAGACCATCAGCTGTAGTGCGGAACACACGCTCATCTGATTCATCGATGTCTTTGATGCAACGACCCGAGAGGATCACATCGTTGAGGATGGGTGTACTTTCAGTAACTTCATACACAATTCCTCCATGCAACGAATACGTTCTGGATTGAACGTCGAAACGTAACTTGGCGCTGTGAATGTGCAGACGTGCGCCTGCTTTGTAGGTACGGAATTTCTCACAAGCTTTACCGTAGACATTGAGTTCAAGTGGAGTGGGTGCTTTGTTACTGACCGGAGGCAGGTTAACGAGAGCACGCAGATTGAATGATGTCTCACTGGTGTAAACCTCACGGGGTTCTTCCATGAGGACAGCGCAGACAGATGCGAAGTTCATTGATTCAGACGGTAGGTGTTAAGGCAGTTTAACGTCATGCCTAGGACGTGGCATTAGTGGGTTTGTGCCCAGGTGTAGCCGACGTGAGAGTCGCCTTCAATCTTACAGCGAAACCCAAAGAAGTCTTGTGCTTTCGGGAAGGCAGCCAGTGCGTGTTCCTGGATGATGGGCACGGTGTTCTCTGGGCAAGACAGCTGCACTTCATCGTGGATCATGGCGTGTTGGATCCAGTCCTTGCCATGCACCAAGCCAGCTGTTTCCAGTGATTCATGAATGTTGATGACCACTTGCTTCATGAGTACAGCACCTGCAGCTTGGAGCAACACGTTCAATGCTTTGAATTCAGAGCGACACCAGAGTGCACGACCATCCAGTCCACGTAAGTAACCACGGTCACAGAGTGCAAGCTCAAGGTTTTGTTTGAGTTTCTTGAGTGCTGGCACACCGTTCATAAATCCATTGATGGCGGACTTACCTAGCTGACGCAATGTTTCTGTATCTTTCTCATTCGGATCGATGATGGTACCAGCCTTAATGGCACCACATCCATACAACATTCCATACAGCAAACGCTTACTGATGTCCCTCGTCTCTACACCAAATTGTTGTTGGTTATAGGTATGGATATCAATGGATTCATCAGTTACCAGATTGGCGTACTCACCGTCATCCCAAACGGCTAGGTACCCTGCAAGACAACGGAGTTCCAATGCTTTAGCATCCACCCCAATGAGATGCCAGTTGTAAGGAGCGTGAAAAAGATTACGGCATTCCTTGCCATAGGGTGAGTAAGACGCTGGAACCTGACCCATATTTGGATACCGATGGCTACAACGCCCAGTGATACAACCATTAGTAACCACGTCCCCGTGAATACATAGATCATCATTGTTGACAAGCTTGAGCCATGCATTGTTTCCATCGGCAATTTGTCCAAGACGTTTTTTGATGAGCATGTACTCAGCCAGGGGCTGAGCTTCTGGGAATGGAAGCTGTTCTAGAACTTCATCATTAAGGATTGGATTTCCTTTCTCAGTTGTTTTCTCTGGTTTCCATCCGTACTTTTTCCACAGTCTATTAACAATTTGGTCACGAGATCCAGGATTGAATTCCTCTGACCGTCGTTTAATAAATGGTTGTCCTTTAACATAACCACGCTTGCTGTTGTTTACCTTAGGGATAAACGTTTCTTCATGGATGATGGGCGGAAACAATTCCTTTAGATGAGACTCCAGTTCTTCTTGTTTTGCTCTAAGCACATCCACAAGATCAAGGCATGCATCAACATCAAAAGGAAAACCTGCTCGCACTTGTCTGTTAATTGCCAAGGCAAAGTCATGCTCAAGCTTGAGCGCTGGTTCCTCATAGTTTTGCCGTGTGATCTGCTCCCAGAGTTTTGTGGTGACCACAACATCCTGGATGCAGTAGTCAAGCATCTCTTGAGAAAATTCGGAGAAGTCTTTGAAGTTGATCTTGTGATCGGCCAACCTCCATCCCCATGCCTTAAGTGATGCGGATCCACGTAAGTCCTTTGGAACTTGCGGATATTGTTCGCAGTCCAAGTCATAGAGTCTCTCCTTTGGCCAGATCAGACGTGTGCAGATGAGGGTGTCAAGGATGCGTGCTTTGCAGACGAATTGATGCAGCTTTTGCAGAACCGGTACGTCATAGAAGATCACGTTGTGACCAATGAGTACATCAGCGGTTGCCAGATGAGCAAGAGCATCAGCAATACGATCAGGCCCATAAGCAAAAGTTTGTTGTTTGTTGATGTCATAAATCACCAGACAATGAACAACAGAAGCTTTGTCATACAGGCCATCAGTCTCGCAGTCAAAGACTAGCCACGTTTCATTTACGGAACTGGGCTTCGTCGCGAACTTGGAGTTCTTCACTGGCAAGACTGGTGTCATGTTTGTTAATCCACGTCAAGATCTGCTGAGCACCAGCCCTATATGGGTGGGAGAAGATCTTATTCAGAGCTACTTCTGAATCTAACGGAATTAATTGGAATTGATTTGAAGTCTTGCAGGCAGTGATGGCAAATGGCCTGCCATCTTTCCATGTAGCAATGACGTAAGACATAAAGGAATGAAAGACGGACAGATACTATCCGATCTTTCATTCCCGTCAAGGTTCTTCAAGTTGTCTTCTGGTTTGATTTGCCGTATCCAACAAATCCACCTTCCTTCTTACGTTGAGAAAGTGCTTTGCTTGCAGCGGACCCAGCACGCTGGGAGCCATGAACCAGCAGTGCGAAAGGTTTGTCACCTAAGCAGTGGCTATCGTCGTGATCAATCTCAAGCCCACGTTCTGCAGCCTCAACTTCTGTGTAGACCACATAAGCAATGCGCTGGAACACATGCGGATACTTTGGGATGAGGTAGTCAAGTGTCCCACCGAAAGATGCAGTGAGGTAGAAGTTGGATGGGATCTGATCACGCAGGTTGATCCACATACCAAGGGACTTGGTGTAGCTGTAGAACTTTTGCTTGGGCCGCTCCTGGGCAACCATGAGCCAAGCCTTCATGTAGTTCTCAGTCCAGTAGTCACCAGATTCGTGGACACGAACAAGGTCCCGTGGTGGTTGCATCAGCAGCGACATGTCAATCAGATCACGGAGGAGTGTGACCTGATTGCCGTTCATGTGGATGGTTTCACGCAGCAGATCCCAGTTGTGCCAACGGGCTTCACGTACGTTGGGTCTGGTCTCTGCCATGGCAGCAAAGCAGCGGTACTCATCTGCTTCTGTACCAGTGAGCTGAGGTAGGTCACGGATCTCACCAGTGACACGATCAGCCATGGTCTTACAGACACCAGCGTGTGGGCAGGAGTAGCCCGCTGGGATATTGAAGATGAGTCGGTTCTTGAGCTTGCCGTTACCAGTGGAGAACTTGAGGAGTTTCATGGTGTTAAGTTGAGTTGAATGATAAGTAAAACTAATGAGCAGTTTAAGGACATGCTCAGGTCCATCTTCCCGTTCGGGAGTGTTACACAATGAACGACATCATATACATCAAGCGTCATATACTTTCCGTATCAATCGCTACAGAATCATGACGCTTACGTATCGGGGTGTCAAGTATGACAAGGACGAACAGGCTAAGAAAGATAAAGCCTGGTGGAATCTAGCCCATCGTCCGTGGCTACGCCTGACATACCGTAACATCGGCTACAATCCTTTCCTTACTGGAGGTCAAATCAAATGAACAAAGCATTGATTGTTTACCTGGTGAACCAGAAAAAGAAAGTGGCACGCAAGGATGTGGAATCCAAGCATGCCATCAAGGAATTAGAAAAACAAACAACCGCGACCTTCTGATCGCCATTTGTTTACTTCGCCCTCTTGTTCTTCAGAGGGCTCACTGTATTTAAAGCCATCCATGCAGTTGAGCCATGGTGCATCAGTCGTCTGAGAAGGCAGCTTCTCCGATGATGGGAAATTGTTCGCAGAAAATTTTTCGGATGGCTCGTGCAATTTGTTGGTGCTCGAGTTGAGTTCCATTGGAGCAGCGGAGATCGAGGTAGTGGATCCACGAACGGAGTGTACCATTCATGAAGAGACGGGTCTGTGTCGATAGTGGCAAAACGGAACGAGCACATTCCTTTGCAATGCCATTGCTGACCATCTCACGGTAGAGATGCTCCGAGTTTTCATACAGCTCACTAATGCGTCTGTAGAAAGTACCAAGCATCTCAACAGGGATGTCATCAATGCTGTTCTGTCTGTTCTTCAGGTCTTGCCTGCGTAGGTGCGGGATCACAGCAGAGCCAAGCTCGCTGGTATCTGCATAACGCTGGCTAAATTCCTGGAATGAGAACGAACGATGACGCAAGATTTGTGGTGAGATGGCACGTGTTGTTTCAATCTCAACGCACATGTTTGCCATTTCAAATGGCGACCAGTGCTTATTGCGAATGAGGTACTTGAGTAATCGTGGTGCAGTATCCATGTTGTCTTGATTCTTCGGGGCTGATACCCGAGCCATCTTGACAATCATTTCTTCTGCACTGGGCGTAACCCAAACAAGATCAACGTTCATAGTCATCCTCCAATCGTTCGATGTCGTCTTCTGAAATAATTTCACCGCACTGTACTTCAACAATGCGGATGTCTTGATCTTGTGCAGTCAAACGATGGACTGAACGTTTGGGAATGTAAAGGTGTGTACCTTCCTTCACCAATTGTACGTGTCCATCGCATTCGAATAAGCCTTCGCCTGTCACCACGATCCAGTGTTCTGATCGATGTTGATGACGCTGGAGGCTAAGGCGATGACCTTTCTTGACATGCAGTTCTTTGACGAGATAGCCACGGAACAAAGCAGTTTGTTCTGGGGTCAGTGTGTAGTACCAACCCCAGGGCTTATCAACCTTCATTCGATTTGAAATCCATAGCCTTCAGCTTGTAGCTTAACAAGTTGATCGGCAGGACAAATCCGCATCTGCGCATGTTCTGTGGGTGACTGAAGGTGGTCCCATTTAATGAGCAGGAACTTCTGTTTACTGCCACTGCGGTTGGGTTTGATGTTGATACCAACCACAGTGCCATACCGTTGAGTGCGGTACTGCTGGATACGATCCTTAACTTCTTGACGAATCGCAAAGATTCCGTGTGCCTTGGGGCGTTCGGCAACACGTTCACCAATAGCGTATTGATGCTGGGCCTTAGTGCTCATAGTGATTGCAGTCGTAAGAATCAGCAGTGTCGTATTCAGGAAACTCAAATGCACAAGCATCGCCCTGGTTATGAGAGCAATCAGCGCATTTGATGATGACTGGTTGAGATGCTAAAGCGTTACCACTTAGCAACGCATAGAGCTTAGAGACAAGGATGAGGTTCTGCTGTGCTTCGTTATAGAAGTCAGCAGATACTTCATGAGTTGTAAACCTGTAGTCACAGCACTCGCATGCCTTGCGGCGGCGTGTGCCATGGGATGTTTTCCTGGATTCGATGATACGTAATCCAGGTTGTTTGCATTGAGGACAGTCAGGAAGGAGTTGCTTCTGAAAGGCCATCCGTTGAGTTGAGGTTTAACGAGTCAAGGTGATAGGCAGTTTGTTCTGCACCAATCAGTCGGAACGAATCTTTGATTAGTTCACTGTGTGGTGCGTCGAGATAGAACGCGTTGAGAAGTTGTTCAGCAGTTTCAAATGCATCGCATTTGCCTGTGAGTTTCATCATGACATCAGATGGCATGTTGTCCACAATCTTCTCGACCAGATGGTGACAGACGCGTTCCCACTCTGCATCTGGAATGCAATCGGCAATGAGTTCTGTTACATCTTTAACAATCAGTGATTCAGAGATCATGAAGAAAAGACCCCCGCTAGTGCAGGGGCCAAACATTCCGAGCAGATCTTAGGCAGCTTCTGCAGTGGTGTCTAGGGGCTCGTCTAGGACCCCTGACTCGCGGAGCTTATCGAGCATGCCAACCATAAGTGTGGCGTGTGCTCTGGTCTGTTCCATGAAGTGCTTAGCACGTTCTGGAGAGATGGTATGGACAGCGCCGTTGGGTTCAACGTAACGCCAGCTTCCATCAGGTTGCGGTTCACCCTGGAGCGCAAGCCGCTCAGAGTTATGGACGTACCGCATCTCAAGGTTGTGGTAATCCCGCAGACCATCGGAGCTAGTCCATGTAGCACCAAGGTTGTAGCGATTCTCTTCATCCGCATAAGCGTGGAACTCAGGGATGAGGGACTTAAAGGCAGCAAAGAATTGCATGATGTTGAGTTGAGTGTGGGCTGGTAGCCGACCCCGGATTCGAACCGGGACTTGAGCGATTTTAAGTCGCTTGCCTCTGCCGTTGGGCTAGTCGGCCTCACTTGGACTTACCTCTACATCAATGGATGTGGAGTGCCAAGTGTGGTCATGGGGTAATGGCTCAGTGCCATACTCCCATGTGTCGTAGTCTTCCTCGTTACGAGGATCGTCTTCAATCAGGATGTACTTAGGTGAGTTGTCTGTGATGTACTCACCAATGTTTGCCATTGCCATGGCAAGCAGTTGATCATCTGTGTAATCAGACATGAGTTAAAGGGGCATCCCTATAACGAGGATAGGATGCCCCTGCTGTGGCTTCAGCTATCAGATGCTAGCTGTTTCTCACGAGATTGCAAGGCTTGCTTGAATGCTTGTGAGTATTGCTCACGTTGCTCATCATCAAGGCGTTGGTTTGCAACACCTGCAATCTGAACAACGTTCATGACACCCATGGATACATCCAGCTGGATGGTGAAGGTTGGCTTGCCATCAATCATGCAGAGCACAATGAAGTGCTTGCGTTTCTTGATGTCTTCTGCATACCTGGATGCAGAGCCAACACAGTTACGTACTGCTTGTCCCCACTGTGCAAGTTGGTGGGTATCCATTGGCTGGAAGAATGTCCAGTCACTGTCATCCACGTTGACCTTGATTGGTTGAGGGAACAGATCCTGGTGCAATGACTCCTTACGATTGGTTACCTTCCATGCTTCTGCTTGCACATAGTCATGGAAGTCAGGCATGCGCCAGCGCTTGGGTGCTTCAAGTTCCTTACCATTCTCCAAGATACGCATGATCATGGAGAATGTATCATTCATCTCAAAGAATGATTTGACATGGTAGTCGTAATCACTCCATGAGCTACGAAGTGCACCTGTCTCCGTTTCATTAAACTTGCGTAGCATATTAAAGAACGATGCAACGGGCGTGTTCTCCTTCAACCATTGGATAAGACGTTCGTCATACCTGAATTGGTTGAGATTAATACAACGCAGTTCATTGAAGTATGTACGATAGTGATCAATAGGGCAGTCAGGCCAGATTCGAATAATGAATTCAATAGAATTACAAGTCTGTTCAAATTCCTTGAAACCATACTTGATAGATTTACGTTGTGTATTTTCTGGACTGTTGTACTCAGTAGTTGAACGATCAAGCATTGCTTGAAGTTGTTTCTTGATATACGGAGTAGTAATGATTGTTTCAGTCTTGCTTAAACATGTACCGTAAGACGAATAGCCATAGTCATTCTTCAGTAGCTTAGATGTTGCAATTAAGTTATCAACAGTGAGTTCATACTTGGTCTTGTCAGGTATAGGTTTGCTAAAGAATGCAGGCATGTCGAGTGCATCAACAAGGTTGTTGCAACGCAAGCGATCAAAGATACCACGGCTATCAGTCCATTGAGGAATGGTTGTCATCAACTGAGATTCAAACCTATTAATTGTTTCATTAATGTCACGTGCTTTCTGGTAGTAACTAGCAATACCCATGGCACGCCAGTTGCGACTGTCTTTGCCATTGATGATGTCTTGCTTAGTTACTGTTGCAGAGTAAGTAAAGACTTGTGAACCACGACCAATGGTATGTGGAGTACAAGTTTCTATTGTCTTGTAAATATGATTTGGAACCTGCTTAGCAGCAGCTGCAGTGTTCTTGAATGCGTAGGCGTAGCCATAGACATAGTCTTCGCCTTTCTGTGGGAGCCATGCTGCGTACCAGCATTGCTCGAAGTGATAAAGGACAGCGATAGGTACAGTGCGTGCTTGTGAAGTTGCCACGTCCACAAGCTTGGTAAACAAACGAATACGCCCTGGTGCTAGCTGTGCATTGATATGATCAATAGCTTCTTGCTGATAGCTGGAGCGTACCACATCTTCAGGGATGAGATGTGGGATGTTACCCAGTGGATACTTAGCTTTCTTCGTAGCTTTCTTGGGTTGATTGTCTTTGACCAAAGCCTTGAGCTTTGGATCATAAGCAAGCAGTTCTTGTTGGAGATGAGAGGGAAGTTGGAAATGCATGAGTTGAGTTCGTAGTTGGTTCGTAGTGTTGAGCAGTTTAACGTCGTACTCAGGACGTGATGTCATTACGATTCAACTGTTAACAATTGAATGTTGTAATGTTTGATCCATTCCACCAGCTTTGCTGTGGCTTCTGGTGACTCCAGACCAATGCATCCACTGGTACCGGACTCACCGTTGAGTTTGCCCCAGCTTGGATCTTGGTGGAAGCCAAAGGCTGAACGGTTGGTGTTGAATAAAGGAATCACTGGTACCCAGAATCCTTTACCAAGTTCTGGATCATCGAATGGTGCACGGGCAATGCCGTACCGATCGATGGAGTATGTGCCGATGGGCAGT